GTGCGCCTGACGGTTACGGCTCGGCATGACAACGCCAGCGTCTATCAGGACCTCCTGATCCGCATCGGCGGAGACACCGGTGCCAACTACCGGCACGCGGGCAACTTCATGCAGGACACCACGCTGGGCGGGGCAAATGGTGCCGCACAGACCGCTGGCCGCATTGGATTCTGTGCTGGATCTTCGGTGGTTTCCGGACAGTTCACCACCGCCGAGGCGCTGTTCCAGGGCTGGAACTCGCCGCACGCCAACAACCTGACGGCCGTGGTGCGGTCCGGCTTTACCGGCACCGTGGGCGGGCACATGCTGACCTGGAACGGAACAACTACGTACCACGGCTCCAACGCCTACACGTCCCTGACTGTCCTGCCGCTAGCGGGATCCTTCATCACTGGTTCGCAGTTCGTGCTGGAGGGCTGGGAGTAGCCAAGCCTGCTTTCCGAGATAGAGTTAGGCAACTAGTAGCACGGGGAGGTGTTATGAGCGAAGAAAAGCACCACAGTGGCAGGTACACCAATGTGGGTCTTTGCATTGGCGGGCCAATGGACGGCGTGGAGCGAGAGTCTCGATTCCCCAAGGGGGCCGTGGCTGCCCACGTTCCGCAGGCGCTGGCTTGGGTCTACGACTGGGACAAAGAGCGCGGCGCATTCGTCTGCCGTGACGAAAGTCCGCGTCGCTTCATCCAGAGCAAGGCGCTGCATGCCGCCAACAGCCAGGACTGGGACGTCTGGGCGCTACCGGGTGAGAACCCTGTGGAGGAGGTGGAATCGTGACGTCTGCACCCACTCCAGAGATGCAGCACTACGCCGCAGAGGTGGTCAAGACCCGCCCCACGGCGGTGCACTCCGGCATCAACGGTGACCAGAGTCACTTCAAGTCCAACACGTACCACATCGGCATCAAGGAACTGCCGCAGCCAGGCGGGTACACGAACCGAGACTGGTTCGACCAGATGCCGGCAGCCGGCTCGAACCTGCTGTCCTCGGCTGTGGATACATCCAAGTCCACGGCTGACATGGTGGCGGACTGGGCCAACTTCGAGCGGTTGTTCTACGACCACTCGGACCCGCGCCGCGACGTCCAGGCGGAGTACATCGGCTGGAACGGCAAGGGCAAGGCCGAGCGCCTGGACTTCATCAGGAACACCCGTACCGTCGCGGACGACACGCACAAGTGGCACGACCACGACGCGCGGAAGCGCAACCTGGTCAACAGCCGTGAGGCCACCAACAAGCAGCTGAGCGTCCGGCGCGGGGAGACTAAGGAGCAGTACCTGGCTAGCGTCGGGTCAACTCCTCCCAGCAGCTCTGGGCAAAAGTCGGGAGACGAAGAGATGTACACGATCGAAGCCAACAGCAACGATGCCCAGGGCAAGGCCCAGAAGGTCGTCGCGCTGATCACCGGTGAGGGCGAGGTCATCGGCCCGTTCCTCTACGACACTCTCAAGGGCAAGACAAACTCGCTGAACGCGCTGTCGCGGGTTTGCCGGGCGCCGAGCGACAACCTCACTGCGGCCGTCTGGAACGACCTGATGGAGGTCTTCGGCGTGGAGGGCTGGCGCTACGGCGACGACCTCATCCTTCAGGTTCCGGCGGCCTGAGTCATGGCTTCCCGTTACCGCTTCATCTCCTGCCACCCGGTGCTTGGGAACATGCTTCACCCGAAGCTGGATCTCATCGACGCCAAGTGGAACTGGGTGCTGGGCGGTAACGGGCAGCTGACCGCCAAGATCACCGTACCCGAGGATGATGTTCCGCGCGCCTCCATCAAGGAGGCTACGACGCCATGGGCCTCGGCCATATACGTCAAGAAGCAGTCGGATAACTCATACCCCTGGGGCGGTCCGATCATCAAGCGGACCTGGAACCGCAGGAGCGGTCAGATAGACATCACTGCTGTGGAGTGGCGCTCCTGGCTGTACATGGTCATCATGGATCCGTTTACGGACTCCGATCGGTTCTACACCTTCGTGAACCAGGACCAGCTGATCATTGCGCGCACCCTGGTGCAGGACGTAACGCTGTTCGGGGCGGTAACCGGTTGCCCGCCCATCGACTACGACTTCTCCTTGCTGTCTGGCAAGTACCGAGATCTGAACTTCTACGGAACGCAGATGATCCGGGCAGGAAACGCCATTGATAGCATGGCCAATCGCGACGGCGGTTTCGAGTGGACCCTGGGCATCAAGCCCAACACGACCAACGGGCTTCCTCGTCTCAGCCTAGATCTGGGATATCCGGAGCGTGGATCATTCATTGATGGCTTGCATTTCAAGAGCACCCAGAGAGGGTCCAACTGCGAGCCTGGTGACGTCACAGAGGATGCATCCCAGCAATACAACCGTTTCTGGACGACGGGTGCGGGCCAGCCGCCCGACCAGATGTTCAGCTATGACTTCTTGCCCAACCTGGGCGGTGCGGGCGTTCTGCGTCTGGACGGTAGCGCCAGCTACCCGTCGGTCATCGAACGCAACACGCTGTTCTCGCACGCTCGACGGGCGCGTAAGTTCTACTCCGATGGTACGCAGACTATACCTGTGGAGCACAACTGGGGACAGATTGACCCGGACTCCTATCAGGTAGGAGACCGGGGACGTCTCCAAATCAAGGACCGGTTGACTGACATCGATCTCTCGGCGGCACGCGTAGTCTCCAAGGAAGTCAGCAACTCTGGGGCTGGGTCCGTCAAGGTCATCGTGGACCTCACGGACTACACCCTTCCCGAGGTAGACGCTGGAGGCGTAGTGTGACAGCCCCGCTGCGCAAAGACGGCGACCCCCTGGGGCGGTTCATCGCTGAGATCAACGAGATTCGGCGAATTGCAACACAGGGTACCTCTATGCCATTCCGGATCCCTGTAGTCAATGAGGATCCGTCCGAGTCAGACCCGACGAACCTCTGGCTGTTCCCGGACGGGCGGATGCGTGGACGGCACCTGAACACGGCTGGGACTGCCTACGTCTATCGGGAGTGGGCCACCGGGACGCCTGGTTCGGACACGTCCGCGACCGCCCCGGCTGCTCCGACGGCCCCTATCGTCACACAGGAGGACTCCTGGCCGGCCATCTGGTCGCAGTCGTACCGGCAGAGCGGGGCCGCCCGGACCGACCTAGGCGTGACGCACCTCTACTACGGTTCATCCGGGGACGCCTTCAACGGCAGGAACCAGAGCCTGATCGGATTCGACCACGCTTCCATAGCTTCCGCCTTGTCCGGCAGCACCGTGAACAGCGTCCGGCTGTCGATGACCAACGTGCACGCGTGGTACAACTCTGGAGTCCAGATATACTTCGGAATTCATAACTACAGCTCTGAGCCCGCGACCTGGGCGGGCGGCGGGATCCCCAGGCAACGCATTACGAACCATCACTTCGGCAAGCCACAGTTCCGCGAAGTCTGGATGCCGCTAGAATTTGCCACAGCGATACGAGACGGCTGGGGGAAGGGCGTCGCCCTGGAGGCCCCCAGTTCATCCAGAGAGTTCTACGGATACGCGGCAGGCGTTGGATCTGGTTATGCGCCTCCTGTGCTGACTGTGAATTATTCGAAGTGAAGGAAGGACGGACACGTGCGTGAGCCCAGACAAAATCCAACGTTACACCAGGGACACAGTGGCTCTGTTGTTGGGGGCCGGTGGGTTCATCAACGAGATGTTGAAGTCCAAGCCCGATCCATGGTTGTTGATCCTGTTCTTCGCCATGGTGTTGGTACCAATGCCGTTCGCGTTCCTGGCGATGCGCCAGTCTGGAGTGGAGCCTCCCCCGGCGGCTCCACCTATCCCCGGACCGCCATCTGGGTCTCCGCCGCCACAGCCACAGCCCTCCTCGTCGCCTACGTCTTGATGATCATTTTCAAGTAGAGCAGGAGATCCCATGGCGGCGGAAGACAAAGTCAGGCTCGAAAAGCCTCCGGCACGCGTGGTGGTTCAGGTCCACGGCTGGTACCCAATCGTGGTGCTAGTCATGGTATTCGTCGTTGCTACGGGCCTGAATATCATGTTCACGCTGTACGTGGACAACGAACGGAAGCAGTCCGAGCGCAAGGCGCAGGCAGCCGCGCAGGTGGCGGCGCGGAAGCAGTCCTGCCAGCTGGTAGTCGCGTTCGACGAGCTGTACAAGGAGACTCCGCCCCAAACTCCGGCTGGGCAGAACGTGGCCGCCCTGTGGGCGGAATACCGACGCACGTTGGGCTGCTAGGTATCCTCCGGAGAGGTACCTGAAACCCCAAGGAGGGGCATATGAAGATCTTCGGTAGGGACCCGTCTCTGATCGTGACGCTGGTCGGTGCGGTCCTGAGCTACCTGGTCATGCTGCAGCTGGACGGTCTGTCGGACCTCCAGGCCGCTGCCATCATGGGCGTTCTCACCGCTCTGGTGGGCGTTCTCAACGGCGTCATGGTCCGGCCGTTCAATCCGGCCTTGTTCAACGGTCTGATCGCGGCTGCGGCCGGCGTGCTGGTGGCGTACGGCTTCGAGGTCACGCCGGAGCAGGTGAACGCGTTGCAGGCCATCGCGGTCGCGGCGCTCGGTCTCCTGGCGGTCCGCCCCCAGGTGACGCCCAAGGTGGATCCGGTGCCGACCGCCCCTTCCGAGGGAGTCATGAAGTAGGAGCAGCGGCAGTTCGGCCGCCGGAGGTATGGTAGATAGGAAGCGCGCGGAGAGCGGTTGTCGTCCCCTTACGCCAATGAGCTCCGCGCCGGTGGAACCGGGTGGCCTCCAACACGCCTAGTCCGCCAGAAGCAGGGTCCAGGGCTTCAACCGGTTCCCCCGAGCCGCCTGGGCCCTGCTTCCTTTTGCACTGGTAAACACAACCATCCTAGGAAGCTAGGACGCCAGTTCAAGATTTTTGTAGCCATTGGAGTTGCCTTAGGGTAACGTTCGTGTTGCAAGGGCAGAGCAGGCGCTAGGGCAAGGGGACGAAGATGAGCATCAAGTGCGGGAACCACGGAACCGAGAACATCTACCACCCGACCATCCTGGACGTACGGGCCTGCTGCGCGGGCGCCAAGGGCGGAGAGAAGACCTACGGCGACGTCATCCTCACCACCGGTGAGCTGGCCAAGATCGACGCCGGTATCCGCGACATGGAGCGCGAGGGCATCCTCCCCCGCAGCAACCGGGGGGCGTTCACCGCTACCGCCCCGGCTCGGCAGGCTGTCCGGGTCACCCCCAAGGGGCGGCAGATCGAGGCCGGCTTCGGCGGCAGCGGTCCGCAGTACGACTTCATTTACGACCTGCTGGAGCAGCTGGGCGGAGTCTCCCCCGAGTTCCGCTGGGACGTGATCGTCAGCACCCGTCTGGCTTCCCAGGAGATCGACCGCCTCAAGGACCGGGTGCGCGAGGAGCGCTCCGCCAAGGTCCGCAGCGACTTCCACGAGGTCTACTCTGACGGCGCGGCGTACGACGCCAAGGACGTGAAGCGCATGGAGGCGCGTACGGCGGCCGTATTCGCCCCTAGCTCCAACGCTAACGACCTGGCGACGACCGACGGTATCTTCCGTAACCCGGAGACCGGGGAGATCTTCAAGGGCCAGTTCAACCGGGCACAGGGCGACGGCCGCCGCCTCTACTTCAAGCGCCTGGTGCTGGAGACTTCCGACTGGCCGGCTGGCCCGGATATCGTTCTCACCAGCATCCCGCTGACCGGCGAGAAGTCCGCCAGCGCCAAGCTCAGCTGGGATTACGCAGGCGGAGCTGCCAAGGCTGGTGTCAAGGCCTCCTGGCTGATGACGCCCGAGGACGCCGAGGCGTTCGGCGAGCTCTACGGGGTTTGCGTCCGGTGCCACCGAGACCTGACCAAGGAGGAGAGCATCGAGCGCGGCATGGGACCGATCTGCGCCGGCAAGCAGGCCTGGTAGCCGGAGGGCGGAGCCCCGGGGCAACCCGGGGTTCCGTTTGCTACGCCAATGGCGTATAGTCATTGGTGAAGGGGGCAAGTCGCCTCCGGGAAGGGAACCATGGGTCTGGGATTTAAGATCCTCATCGTTTGCGCTCAGGTGGCGCTGCGGGCGGTTCACGCGGACTGCGACTGGACGATGACCAGCCGGGGCTTCAGGCTTCGGAACGGCGGACGGCTCTAAGAGGCAACCGGGCGGGGGCCCAACCGAGGCTCCCGCCCTCCTAGAAGGGGACGCAAGTGGACGTTTCAGCATCAGAGGCGCAGGCCCTACTTCAGCAGCTGAAGAACCAGGCAGAGGAAGCAAACGTCATGCAGCGCGGGCTGGTGGCGCACCTGGATCAGATTGCGGATGGGCTGCAGGGCCTGTCGGCGCGGGGGTTCAACCCGGGGCGGATGGGGTCCGCTATCTCGCTGGCCAACGAGGCAAAGGGGAAGGCTTCTGAGAATGCCAGCCGGGTGCTTTCCCTCATGCAGGGCATCGGGGAGATGATCTGACATGGCCGCCAACACCGACAAGGAAGTCTACGAGGCGCTCCAGGCGTTGAACTCCTACCTCACCGAGATGGAGGAGCAGCTTCTGGTGGACCTGGTGGAGAAGATCCGGGAAGGATATCGGTCCGAGGCTCGGCAGGAATCTTGGAAGGGCATGACGGAGGCTACGCTGAAGCGCTGGATCGAGTTCGACGCGGCGGAGAAAGTTGCCGGAACCCCTACCGGATGACCCCAGGGTGGCGTAACGTAGTTGGCGTAAGGGGAACGTCAACCAGGAGGTAGAGATGAACAAGGCCAAGGCAAACCCGGCTAAGTTGGTTCCGCTCAAGCAGCAGGCCACCAACGCTATCCAGGCCGCTCTCACCAAGATGGTGACGCAGACCCGTGCCGGATCCGCCAGCAGGCGCCTGATGAACGACAAGATCTTCAAGGCTCAGGCCGCCTACCGCGCCGGGGACTACGTCAAGGCCGCTACGCTGGCTCGTACGGCGCACATCTGAAATTGATGCCGGGGGCGGGTAGCCATTGCCCGCCCCTTGGCGTAGAGTCAGTGACGTTGGAGACGTACTACCCAAGGGGACCGAAATGACTGACAAAGACCTCCGGGCCAAGTACCTGAACCAGGTGCGCGTGCTGCTGGACATGGCCGAGCGCCCCACGACCCCGCCCGGTGAGGCGGACGCGGCGCGTGCCAAGGCCGAAGCCCTCATGCGGAAGTACCGCGTGGAGGAGGAGGCGAAGATCGCCGCCGACCCGCAGACGCTGGCCCCGGTGACAGAGCAGATGGACGTTACCGAGTCGGACGAGTTCGCCTCCCACTACGCAACGCTCCTGGAGTGGGCGGCCCGTCACGTTGGAATCCGGGTGCGTAGCACGTACGCCTGGGACGGCACCAAGTACCTTGTGAAGGCCACGGTCGTGGGCTACGAAAGCGACATCCGGATGGCGGAGCTTCTCTTCACCAACGCGCGTATGGCCTTCGGGGAGCACCTGGAACCCAAGCCGGACCCCAGCGCGTCCGACCAGGAGAACTGCTACCGGATGCGCCGCGCGGGTCTGGAGCGCAACCGGATCGCCAACCAGCTGTGGGGCTCCGCCTTCAACGACGGCCCCGCCCACGGCAAGGTCGCCAAGCTGTACAAGGCCGAGTGCGCGGCGCGCGGGGAGACCGCTGCCCTGAGCGGGCGGGGTGTCAACGCCAAGCTCTACCGCAAGAACTACGCGGACGGCTTCCTGAACCGGTTCCACGCGCGCCTGCGGCGGGTGCGGGACGCGGCTGACCGGATCGGCGGGCTCCCGGCGCTCCACGGCCGGGAGGAGCGCGTGGCGGAGGCGTTCTACGCGCTCTACCCGGACGCCAGGCCGGTCCCGGCTGGGGCCGTAGCGCCCACGGAGAAGGGCAAGAGGGCCCCCAAGCCCTACCGCCTCACCAAGGCCGACATCCGGCGCTGGGAGCGGGCAGAACGTCCGGAGGCGCAGGCTGCGCGGGCTGCGGGCCGGAGCGCGGCGGACTCCGTAGCCCTGGACGGCAGCGCTCCGTCCCGGCGTCTGGACGACCGCACGCCGGACGAGCGTGAGACCACGCGGGTGGTGCGCGGAGCGCTAGGCTGAGAGACGCCCCCGGGGGCCACGAGCCCCCGGGGAGACGCGGTGGGGGCGGACGCTAAGAAGGCTCCGCCCCTACCTGCGTCATGTGGCGGCCTGGGTAGAATTAGGCTCGGAGGTAAGTCCTATAATGGCGTATAGATTGCTGGACCTATTTTGCAAGGCCGGAGGAATGGCCGCTGGTCTTGCTGCAGCAGGATTTGAAGTGGTTGGCGTGGACCATAAGGCGCAGCCTAGATACCCTTTCGAGTTCATCAAGGCTGACGCTTTGGAAGTCATGTCAGACTTAGACTTCATGTCCACATTTGATGCATACCACGCCAGCCCGCCTTGTCAGGTTGCATCGGCAATCACGCCATCCTGGGCGAGAGGGGGGCATCTGGATCTGATACCAGATACACGCCTGTTGCTTATGGCTACGGGCAAGCCGTATAGCATCGAGAATGTAGAGGGCAGCTCTTTGCTATCCTCTTCCGTATGGCTCTGTGGCAGCTCGTTTGGCTTACGCGTCCGTCGTCACCGTGGCTTCGAGGTGAACTTCCCTCTGGTAGCTCCGCCTTGTGATCACTCCTGGCAGGATCGGGACCCGCTTTACCGGCAGAGCCGATACCACAGAGGTAAAGAGAAACGATGGTCTGGAGTGGTTGGCGTGTACGGTCGAGGATGTGGTCTCGGGATGGGAGAAAAGAAGGTATGGCAGGACGTCATGGAGATAGACTGGATGACCATGTCTGAGCTGGCGGAAGCCATCCCTCCAATATACGGAAGCTACGTTGGGCGCCGGATGATCAGGCATCTGATCGACAGAGAGCGCTCTCCAGTACAAGGATCTTGACAAAGTTGTAGCCAGGCTGGGCCTAGTTGGAGTAACGTTCGTGTCGTAAGGGGAGCGACAACGAAGGAGACCAAGATGACCACCAACGACCAGAGCACACAGCCCCGCGCCGGCACCTCCCGCGCTGGGATGCGGATCACGGTCCCGATCCGCGCAGCCGGCAAGGCCAAGGCCGACGCAGTCAAGGCGCAGGCCCCGGACGGCTTCAAGGTCACCGTCAGCACCAAGGACGGCATCACCACCCTCCGCGCCAAGGGCGCGGTCAACGTCACGATGATCTGGGACGCAGCACGGGGAGCCTTCCTCTCCGGGACCGCTCAGGCCACCAACGGCAGCGCCAAGAAGGTCCGGAACGCCAGTGAGGGGCTCCGAGCGATGGGGGCCTAGGCCTTCCCTACCGCAGGAGCCCTCCGGGGCTCCTGCTTCGTTTCCGGGGGTCTGCGCTGCATCCTATGACGCTCCAAAAGAATCTTGGAAAAAGTTGCCATAGGGGGTAGCGCGCCAACTTGGCCCCAGGGTAACGTTCGTGTTGTTGGAGAACACGAGCTAAGGGGACCAAGATGAAGAAGTCGACGAACGCGAACGGCGACGGCGGACGCGGAAACGCTCGGGACCGCGCGGCGCGGCGGATGTGGCTGCTGAGCCCGGAGGCCGGCTTCGGCGGGAATGGCGAGAAGGTCCAGTGCGCGGCGGCGATGGACCGCTGCGAGGGACTGGTCTCCTACGAGACCATGAACGTGGACCGGATCGTCCCGGGGTGCCTGGGCGGGCGGTACGTCCGGACCAACATCCGGCCCACCTGCTTCACCTGCAACAACGACCTCTCCCACGAGCAGAAGCGCGAGCTCAGGGCCATCCGCCAGGACCTCCGCGAGCTGGTTGCGGCGTAGCCCACGCAGGACCGGGGGTCGAAAGGCCCCCGGGACCGGGGCAGCAGCAAAAAATCTTGCCGGAGGGGTAGCGGGGATACCCAGCCTGGAGTAACGTTCGTTGTGTTGGAGAAATACCTACCTAAGGGGATCGAGATGGCGAAGCGGATGACGGTGGCGGAGAAGGCGGAGCAGGCCGCGCGGACCACCAAGCGCTGGGCGGGCGGGACGTTCCTGCTGGGGGCGGCGGCTTCCGTAGCCGCGAACGTCCTGGTGGCGGAGCCCACCGCGATCGGCCGGGCGGTCAGCGCGTGGCCGGCCGTGGCCCTCCTGCTTACGGTCCACCTCTTCCAGCACGCGCCGCGCGTCTGGTGGATCAAGCTGATGGTGGCGCTGGTGGCCGGTGTGGCCGGATGGGTCAGCTACTGGCACATCGTCGAGCTGGCCCTCCGCGCCGGGGAAGGCGTCGTCAGCGCCCACCTGATGCCGGTGCCGGTGGACGCCATGATGGCGGTGGCCACGGCCGTCCTGATGGCCAAGCCCAAGCCGATCCGGCGCGCCCCGGCCAAGCGGGCTCCCGCGAAGAAGGCCGCGACCGTGACGACCCTCCGGAGCGTCAAGCCCTGAGAAAAGTTGCCGGGGCGGGTAGCCAATCCCGCCCCGGTGGCGTAACGTAGTTGGTGTTGGAGCAAGACCGAGCTAAGGGGACCAAGATGGACGCGACGTTCAGCCTTTACCAGACCGCCCTCAACGGGATGATGCTGGGAACCAGCCAGCACGACGTGGACCGGATGTACCAGGACGCATCCGACGGTCACCGAGACGGCGAAGCGCATCTGCTTCTCCAGATCTCCATCGCGCTGATGGACCTGGCTCGCGCGGAGAGCGAGCAGGCCGCCATCGCCTCCAGCCTGGAGCGGGCAGCCCAGGAGTTCGCTGCGCGGCCGACGGCCGACCGGGCGGACTGGTGCCGTACCTACGCAGAGCGCGCGGTCAAGGTCACAGCGGAGGCGCGGAGCGCGTACGCGCTGATTGGGACGCTGTGGAGCGCGTACGTCGCGATCACCAAGTAGCAAAAAATCTTGCCACCGGGGGTAGCCAATCCCCCGGTGGTGGAGTAACGTAAGCAACGTTGGAGAAGGCCTACCTAAGGGGACACCATGACCACCAGCGAGAACTACGGCCAGATGACCATACCGGAGTTGAAGACGCGCCTACTGGTCCTGGGCGTCAAGTCGGTATCCAAGCAGCGCAAGGGCGACCTCCTGAACGCGATCTTGAACGCGGAGAAGAAGGCCTCCCGCGCGGAGGAGTACCGGCTGGCCAACGCCGAGCAGGATCTCCTCCCGCAGGACGCCGACAGCCCCGGCGGGGAGTACATCCCGGAAGCCCCTAGCTCCAACGCTGCCGAGGCGGAGGCGGACGCGAAGGGCGCGGCCAAGGCTCTCAAGATCCAGGCCGCTCTGATGGACTCCGGGTGGGTTTACGCGTCCCTGGTGGCTGGCGAAGCCGGGCGGGTGACCGCCACCTTCACCCGGGGCCAGGAGGCGCTGACGGTGACGTGGGACGCCGGAGTCTTCAACTACGAGGAGACCGCCCACGCCATCGGGGACCGCGTTACCAAGGTCCGGAACGTCTCCGCCGCCATCAAGCTCGGGACCCGCCCCGTCGCAGAGGCGGAAAAGGATCTGGAGCGCGTAGTGCGCAACCGGACCTTCAACAAGGCCAAGGCGGCGGAGGGCGGAGCCCCCAAGCGGTCCAAGCTGCCGTTTGACCCAGGTACGGCTACGGAGGCCGAGCTGGCCTCTATCCTCGCCGGCAAGACCATCGAGTGGACCAACCGGATCACCCGGGGCACGGAGACCGCCCAGGTGACGGACCGGTCCTCCAAGTACTTCCGATTGGTTGACGCCCCGTCCGGGCGGACGCTGCAGTTCGTCTCTCCCGAGGGCTTCAAGGCTTGCCGGCTGGACGACATCGTGCGGGTGGGCGGGTCCCTCCGGAAGCGTGCGCAGAAGGTGTCGGAATGAGGGTCTGGCCGTTGATGCTGCTGGTCGCCGTTCTCTCGGCGGCCAGCGCCGGTCTATGCGCCGCAGTGCTGGTCTACGGGTAGCGTTCCGCGCGCCAGTGGCGTAGAGTCAGTGACGTTGGAGACGGAAGGGGACGGAAATGCCGAAGGATCACTTGCTGGTGGACTGGTTCCCGCAGGGCGAGCACACCCCGGCGGATGAGATCGAGCAGGTCCGCGCGGACTGGTTCGCGGAGGATTTCTGCCAGGACTGCGAGGAGGTCGCCAAATCCAGCGGTGGATCGTACCTGGAGTCCCGCCCGCTCGCCGGGGCATACCTCCTGAAGCTGGGCGACATGGAGTACGTCATGTGCCTAATGCACATCCAGGAGGATGACTTCCTGGAGGTGTGTCCGTAATGGGAAACCGCCCGCACCCGTTCCGCCGCGAGGACCAGGTTGCCATGGACCGCGAGGACGCGGAATGCTACGACGCGGATACGGAGCACGTAGCAGCCGCCGGACGGCAGGCCTGGCGCGGGGATGCAGCAGCCTTCGAGGCGGAGTGCGACCGGGCTTTCCTGGAAGGCTCTGCCCTGGAAGCCGCCGAAAAGGCCGCGCGGATCCGGGAGTACGAGACCTCCCCGGAGCAGGCCGACTGGGAGGCCGACGAAATCGAGCCGCTGGACCACTTTGAGAGGCCATGGGGATGAAGATCCGTCTAGCGCTTGAGATCCCGGACTACTCCCTGGAGGAGATGTCTGAATTGACGGTCGAGTTCCTCCATATGGACCGGACGCCGGATGCCGTGGACATGCTCATGGCCATACTGGATGGATCTCTGGAGATCACTTACTGCGTAGAATCTCAGGAGGCGTCGTGATCTCCATAGAGCTCGACAGGGACCGGATACGGCTGGAGGGCGGGTATACGCCTGGCCTAGCCAAGACGGTTCCTGGCGCGCGGTTCGAGCCCAAGAAGGGTGCCCAGCCAGCCCACTGGATGATACCGTTGAGCCTGGCTGCGTGCCACGCGCTCCGGGGTCGATTCGGTGACCAGTTGCGGGTCGGGAAAGCGCTTTCCTCTTGGGCTCGGACGGCCATCGAGGAGGAGAAGCGCTTGCTGGCGCTTGGCTCCGCCTCCGACGCAGATTTGCTGCGGGTGCCTGACGTCTCCCCGGTTCTCGCCAAGGCAATGGCTTCCCGGACGTATCAGCGCGTGGCCGCCCGCTTCATCGCGGAGGGGCGGAACGTGCTGATCGGTGACCAGCCCGGGTTGGGCAAGACCCTGGAGGCCCTGGGCGGGATCATCGAGTCCGGCGTCCCCGGCCCGTACCTGGTGGTGGCCCCCAAGACGGCTACGCACGCGGTCTGGAAAAACGAGATCCCGCGCTGGTGGCCCGGCGCGCAAGCGATCACGGTGCCGGACGGACGGGCCGTCCGAGACCGCATCCTGGATGAGTTCACACGGGCGGTCAAGGCCGAACCGGGCAGCGATCTCTGGATGGCATACCGTCCGGAAAGCGCTTTCCTGGTGGTTCACCCGGAGATGCTGAGGATCAAGCGGTGGTGGGTCTGTCCCCGGTGCCAGAAGCTCACGCAGTGGAAGGCGGGGCGGAAGTCTTTGGACTGCGTCACCAACTTCGAGCACTCGCAGGACTTCTCCTCGGAGCAGATCAAGGTCCAGGAAGATACTAACTTTCCCCAGCTGTTCGCGCTGGAGTACGGCGCAGTCGTGATGGACGAGGCGGACCGGATTCTGTTGCACCGGAATGCCTCCCAGACGCAGGCTCGAATCGGGGCGGAGTGCCTGAAGGTCCGCCCCGGCGGGCTACGCATACCGATGACCGGGACCCCCATGCACGGCAAGCCTTTCCTGCTGTGGGGCTACCTGAACTGGATGCTGCCCAAGGTCTACTCCTCCAAGTGGCGCTGGATCGAGATGCACTACGAGGTGAGCAACGGCTGGGGCGGGAGCCGGCAAATTGGCGAGCCCAAGAACGAGAAGGCGCTCTACCACGAGCTCAACCGGGTAATGCTTCGGCGCACCAAGGTCGAGGTAGCGCCCGACATGCCGGCCAAGACTTACGTCGGGACTCCGCTGCCTGGGGCAGCAAACGCCTCTGATTCCAACGTACACGACCGAGAATTGGTCGGGGTATGGCTACCCATGGACGGCGAGCAACGAAGGCTATACGACCAAATCCAGGGCCAGGGCCATGCAAAGATGGAGGGCGGAGACCTCAACCCGATCGGCATCCTTGCGGAGCTAACTCGTCTGAAGCAGTTCGCTACCGCCTCCGGCCGGTTGGGTCCAGATGACGAGTTCGTCCCCAAGATGCCGTCCAACAAGTTCGACTACCTGATGGGAATCCTGGATGAGTGGGGATTCCCCGAGGATCCCACCGAGAAGGTTGTGGTGGTCAGCCAGTTCACTTCTGTTCTGGCACTTTTCCAGACTGCTCTGCGCGCCAAGATGGACAAGGACTGGATCAAGCGACGCGGCGGCAGCGATATGGTCTGCGAGCTGACCGGGCGGGTTACCGGCCAGCGCCGGGAGGATACCATCGCGCGCTTCAACCAGGAGGTCGGCACGGACTCTCCGCACGTCATGTTCCTCAACCTGAAGGCGGGCGGTGTCGCCATCACGCTGGACACGGCGGACCACATGATCATGCTGGACGAGGACTTGGTTCCCGACAACATGGAGCAGGTGGAGGACCGGATTCACCGGGTATCCCGCCCCAGGCCTGTGTTCTACCACTACCTGCGGAGTCTGGGAACGGTGGAGGAGCACATCGCCGCAACCAATCTAGAACTGGCAATGACCAACCATGAGGTGCTGGATGGCAGGCGAGGCCTGGAGTTCAGCCGGAGAGTAGCGGCGAAGCTATGAGCGCGCTCGGATGGGTATGCTTCCTGGGTACGTTGCTCCCTGCCGTGCTTGCCATGTGGTGGGGCGGGTTCCTATCCGGACGCCGGTACGAGTCCGGCATATGGGAGCACTGGCTGGCGAACGAGGAGGAGGTCCAGGAATCCACCAAGGCCAAGCGTGGGGTAAGATTGCGAGTCATGAAAGTTAGGCGCTGAACAAGTTACGGCAGTTTCAGTTGTCCAGTAAGCTTGCGTAGAGCTTCAGATAGAAAACCAACGAAGGAGAGCAAGACATCATGGCCGACGAAGAGAAGGACTACACCGAGTACGCCGACAAGCCGGCGACCCCGCTCCAGCAGCGGTTCGCGCCGTGGTTGGTGGAGAAGACCGGCTACAACCCGGCGGTCGCCAAGACCAAGCAGCAGGCCTTCGAGGACGGCGTGCGGCTCGCGGTCTTCCTGCGTATCCCGTTCCAGGCGTCGCCGGAGAACCGTGCCGCCACCGAGGAACTGCGGGCCGCGCGGGCGGAGGAGGCCGAGGCCGCCCGTCTGGCGCGCGAGGAGGAGAAGGCCACGCGGGCCAAGGAGCGCGAGGAGGCGGCTGCCGCCAAGGCGCTGGCCAAGGAGGAGGCGGCTGCCACGCGCGCCGCGAAGTCCGCCGCGAAGACCGAGGAGCCCGCGCCGGCACCGGCACCCGCGCCTGCCCCGGCGAAGGCGACGCCGGCCAAGGCCACGGGGCGCGGCCGGGCCAAGCCCCAAACCCGTACGCCGGCACCCTTCTAGCAAGTTTTGCCCCGTACGGTCAGTGGCAGACCGACCTGAAGGCAGGGAAGTCCCAGGTTCGATTCCTGGCGGGGCAACGGAGCAGTCCACTTAAGGCTATAGGGAGCATATGCGCATAGGACCCCCGTGCGTGTGGCGAACAAAAGTGGTGGCGGCTCAACCTACTTCGCGGTTAGGTTGGGCGTGGCGTTGGAGAGAAGCTAGCGCTCTCCTGGACAGCCGGGTATGACCTTAAGGACTCCGGCAGAGGTTCGAAGCCTCAACGCCAGCTGAGGCAGGAAGCTCCTGCCGGTAAGGGGACTGAAGTGATCAAACGTATCCTGCTCGTGTTGGCGCTAGTACTGGCCGGAGTCGGGGTGGCTGCTTCGCCTGCAGCAGCGGACGACTCTTCGGAGTTCCCTTCGTGCACGTACTACTGGACCGGCATCGGTGCGGCGTACGGCGGCGGCACCTACACCGGCTCCGGCGATTGGTACGCCTACGGTCCGCAGTTGACGTCACCTGGCGGGTCGGCCTGCGAAGACATCCAGATCGTTGCGCCGTACTCGATGTCGCCGAACATGCGTTTCCGGATCCGGTTCTACCCGTCCGGCGGTGGCAGCTACGTCAACTCCTGGAAGCAGGCCGGCATGCCGTGCTGGTCGTGCGCCTGGATCCTCGCCACCAATGTCTCCAACGGCACGGTATGGCGGGTTGAGGGCGTGGACTGGGTGTGGAACTGCCCAAGCTGTACCCAGACGGTCGTGACCGAGAATTTTGATCTGAACGCATAACGTAAGCCCGCAAACGCGAAGCCAGCCCGTGCTGAAAACCTTGGATGGCACGGTACGGAGCGCGCTACCACCAGCACGACGCGGGGCTGTACCCGTCAGACCGGGCGCATCCGGCTGAAAGAGGTCCGGATAGGTCGAGCCGGCAACGTGGGAGGGCTTACGTAGCAATGGAAGGGGACGTAGTGGTACCGATTCTTAGGACGTCCGAGCGCAGGGATCTGGGGCGATGCCCCCAGCGCTGGTGGTGGGCGTGGCGCGAAGGCCTACGGGAACGCGGCGCGGAGGCGGACGCGCTCTGGTTCGGCTCGGGCATCCACGAGGCTCTTGCCGCTTGGTACTGTGGCCCCGGTACGAAGCGAGGCCCGCACCCGGCGGAGACGTGGCAGAAGTGGGCGGATGAGGACATGCGCTCTATCCGCACGGTCGAGAAGTGGGACGAAGAGCGGGAAGCCGTCTGGGTGGACGCCAAGAAGCTCGGCACCGTGATGATGGAGGGGTACGTCAAGCTCTACGGGGAAGACGAGCACAAGCTGGTGCTTAGTCCGGAGATGACGTTCAGCCTTGACGTCCCCTGGCCCAAGGACCAGATGCTATACGAGGAGACCCCGGAGGGGTTGCTGCTGCGGTACGTCGGGACGTTCGACTCGGTATGGCGGCATGCGGATACCGGCCACATCTGGCTGGATGAGCACAAGACGGCTGGACAGATCGCAACCGGGCACCTCACACTAGACCCGCAGGCCGGCAGCTACTGGGCGGTGGCCGGGCGGTACCTCCGGGACGCCGGCAAGATCGGTCCCAATGAGCAGCTATGGGGCATCGAGTACAATTTCATGCGCAAGGCGCTACCCGACGACCGCCCTAAGGACGCGGAAGGCTTCGCTACCAACAAGCCTATCAAGGCCCACTACGCTGAGCAACTCAGCACTTGGCTGGTAGAGACCCCGGAGGGGCGTGCTAGGTCTCCCATCACGTCATCTGCTCTGGCCAAGATGAAGCTGGAACAGTTGCAGGGCTTGGCCTCTGGCTGGGGCGTTACGGTGATCGGCGAGCGCTCCAAGACGCAGCCGGCCGAGAACTTCCTGCGGTACCCGGTTCACCGTACCCGCCCAGAGCGCAACCAGCAGCTGATCCGGCTCCAGAAGGAAGGCCTCCTGATGCAGGCGTACCGGTCCGGTATCCTGCCTGTGACCAAGGTTCCGGACCGTACCTGCAACCAGGGTGCGTTCCGTTGCCCCTTCTTCGAGATGTGCGAACTGGATGAGGCGGGTGGATCCGAAGCAGTCGAGGACTTCAAGCAGGCCGCGTTCGTAGTCCGGGACCCGTACGCCGACCACCGTTAGGAGACGTCAATGACCGTATGGGCTACCGACTGGACGCACTGGCAGGGCGTGCGAGTTCCAGCTAAGCAGATCGCCGACGAGGGATTCGGAATGGTGAAGCTGAAGGCGGGCGGATCCTCTCGGGAGGGCTGGTCCTTCGAGGACCCCATGTTCCAGGAAAATGCCGATGCGTTGTTGGCGGAGCCCCGTCTGGTCCCGGCCGTGTACTGGTACCTGGTTCCCGGTCATCAGCACGCGCAAGCGGGGCTGTTCATGGATCTGCTCATCAACACCGGGGCCGTCGAGAAATGGGCCGCCTACGTGGATGTGGAGCAGGATGGGCTGAAGTGGTTCGACTTCATGTTCTTCGTGGAGGCCTGGAATGCCATTACGGAAGGCAAGACGCTTTCCGTGTATACTTCCAAGAGGTTCTGGACGGCCAACATGGAGGGCCACGACGGATCGCGCGCTTGCCCGGTCCTCGAAGAGGCACACTGGGTGCCGGAGGCGGTTCGGAAGGATCCCGCCCGGCCGTACGCTTCTCAGCAGGCAAAGGCTATCCAGCCCTCTTGGTGGACGGATGGGTACGTTGGCTGGAATCCGGCCGGCATCCAGTTCACCGACAACGCCCTCATCGCCGGCAAGCGAAACGTGGCGGCGCAGTACCTCGGTAGCAATGAAGAGCTCAGGGCGCGCATCGTCTAGCGGCAACCGCCGGAGCGCGGTAGGATGAATCTCCCCGAACAACAGGTGACAGGTAACAGGTGAGAGAAGGGGAATATGGCGCCACCACGTGTACCCGCCATGACAATGGCGGAGTGGGCGGAGGGCATTACCGACATCGGTGATAGCACCCCGTCCGCAAACCTCATGATCTACGGTGCTCCAGGTTGCGGCAAGACTGCCCTGTTGAGCGAACTCCCCTCCGCGCTCCTGTTGGGCTTCGACCCCGGTTATGCCACTGCGAAGACTCTCGGGCGCAAGTGCCAGGTTCGGCCGGTGGCGGACGAGCGAGAGCTCATGGCCGGTGTACACTGGCTCAAGGACGGCGGCCACAAGAACTACAAGTGGATCATCGCCGACGGCTTGACCATCCTGCAGCAGAAGATGACTCTGGCCAACGCCAAGGAGGCCTGGGAGCAGGACAACACCAAGCGGGTCAACGCCTTCCAGCCCGACAAGCCGGACTACTTCAAGCAGCAGAACGCCTTGAAGAACGCTGTTGCGGCGTTGTGCGATCTCCCTACGTCGGTGGTGTTCACCGCCCACGCGCAGATAGGTGACGCGGACGACGCCTCCGAGTGGATCCGGCCGCATTTGGAGGGCCGAGAGTACAAGTTGGGCAACTTCATCTGCGGTCTCATGTCCTCCATCGGGTACATGGCAGTACGGGAGAAGATGAAGAAAGCCAAGCAGGGCACCAAGACCATTGAGGTGCCGAGCGGAGAAGTAGCGCGCCGGATCCTCTGGGAGCAGCGCTATAACCCGGACAACGGCCAGACCATCATGGCCAAGGACCAACTCAACGTCTTTCCCAAGGTCCAGGAAGATACCACGGGCGTTGAGATCCATGAACTCGTTGCGGGCGCTGGGCTCGCGGCGTAAGGCCCCTTCTGGGGGAGGGGCGGGCATTTCGGTTTCCAGCCTTGGGGTGCCCGCCCCGTAGGCAACCATCGCCTGGTGACAGGTAAACAGAAAGCAGGTGCGCAATGGCGAAGGTAACGTGGGGCGGGGCGGATCTCGAGTCCGCTCTGGACGACTACGAGGACGACGGCAATCAGTACCCGGAGTACACTGGGGAACGTCCGCCCAAGGGCGTGTACCAGTGGAACGTGCGGATGGACAAGACGGTCTCGTCCGGCGGCTTCAACCAGCTGATCGTCCACCTCACGCTGGAGCCCCACAACGCGAAGACCAAGCCCTACAAGGGGTACTACTGCCGGGACTACATCATCGTCAAGGAGGATGGCTCCACAGCGTGGCGCGTCCGGCCGCTCCTGGACGCGCTCGGCGTGACCGCCAGGCAGTTCCGTACCATGACGATCACGGCCCCGACGGACCGGACCAACGCCCAGGGCGGGCCGATCGAGCAGGTCACCAAGATCGGGCCGATCAAGATCGAGGGCCTGGTGCTCACCGCCTCCATCCGGCCGGACCGCAAAAAGCCGGAGTACGAGTCCATCAAGTACATGGCACCGGCCGGCGACGACAGCGGTAGCGGGTCCGACGACGCGAACGACGCAGACGACGCCGGGGCCGACGACGACAACGAGCCGCCGTTCTAGCGTGCTGAGGCGCTGCTATCTCTGCCGTCGGGTGGTACGGTAGAACTGGGTATGTAGCAGCGTAGGAGCGGGGAGAGGTACCCCAAATTCCGCCGATGTCGGGGTGCCTCTCCCCTTTCTAGGCAAATGTTTCGACGGCTTTTACGGAGGCAGCAGATGGACGTTTGCCAGACGGGGGCAAGCGTACGCGCTGCTGCCTGCGTAAGGGCCATCGACCGCGACCTATCCTGCCGGGTTACGAACGATAGGATGAGCTACATGACTACGCACCGCCCGGACTGCGCGGGCAAGTCCCTCCTGGAGATGCTCTGGGACCAGTTGATGGGTTGCTACGTAGAGCTTATGGAGGTCGACTGGGAAAACCCAGTGGATGATGACATCCGGCTTCAGGGCCACACCCTGGGTCTTGCAGAGGCCATCTCCATCATCGTAAACTCATACGCGCCGAACGTGGACGCGGTACGAGCAGAGGCGGCGGAGCGCTATGAAGCAATGGGCTAGGCGGGCCATAGCCACGGCTGCGATCGCGGGTCTATGCGCCGCCCTGGGCGGAGTCGCAACGTACATCTACGATCGTCAGAAGCGGGAGTGGGAACACTTCTGGGAGGAGTGCGGGTGATTTTCAGTAGGAAGCCGAAGAAGGCTGCCATCCTGGGCTGCGGTCCGGCGGGGATGTTCGCGGCGCACGCGTTCAACGAGGCCGGCTGGGATGTGACCATCTACTCCCGGAAGCGTCCTAGCCAGATGTTCGGCGCGCAGTACCTCCACATGCCGATCCCTGGCCTTTACGAGCGACGGTCCAAGATCGAGTACAAGCTGGTCGGAACTGCCGAGGGTTACGCGGAGAAGGTCTACGGCGGTACGGTCCCGCCCGGTCAGGTTTCCCCGGCAACGCTGGAGGGCCACCACTACGCCTGGGATATCCGCATGGCGTACTTCGATGCATACGAGCGATACGAGTACCAGGTGACGGATGTCCGCATTACTCCGCATTGGATGCGGTCGCAGTTCGGTAACCCGTCCGCAAGGAAGTACTGGGGCGCCATCGTCAACACGATCCCCGCCCCGGCAATCTGCGACGACGACCGACACGAGTTCCTGTCGCAGAAGGTCTGGGCTGCAGGGGATGCCCCGGAGTTGGGGCGGCACTGCCCGATCTCCTGCCCGCCAGATACGGTGATATGCAACGGGGATCCAGACCGTGCGTGGTATCGGTTATCCAACGTCTTCGGCCATACGACATGCGAGTGGCCCGAGGCGCGGAAGCCTCCGGTATCCGTGGCCGAAGTCACCAAGCCCATCCGGCACAACTGCACCTGCTGGGGAGACCGGATCGTCGGCCTGGGGCGGTACGGATCCTGGAAGAAAGGGGTGCTGTCTCACGAGGCATACGAGGCGGCACAGAAGATCGCGCGGAGGTAATCATGCGTACCAACGGATATGGCATCCCCATTGTGTCAGTTGACATTGACGGGACTCTGGCTGCGTACCATCAGTGGTTCCTGCAGTTCGCCGAGCTATACCTGGGGAAGCCGATGCCCCGGGAGCAGGAGGCTACGAACGGCCAGCCTATCCATGACCTGATGGGGGTGACCAAGGAGGTCTACCGAGAGGTCAAGCTGGCCTACCGGCAGGGCGGCATGAAGCGGAGTATGCCTTGCCTGGATGGGGCCTCAGCGATGATCCGCCGTATCCGTTTGGAGTTAGCCGCAGAGGTCTGGGTCTGCACTACCCGACCATACCTCCGCCTGGACAACATCGACCCAGACACGCGGGAGTGGTTGCGGCGCAACGATATCGGCTACGATGCCCTGCTGTTCGATCCGGCCGACGGAGACGAGAAGTACCGCGAGCTCAAGCGGCAGGCGGACGGGCGGGTCGCTTGCGCCCTGGAAGACCTTCCGTCGCAGGCGATGCTCGCTATTGCGTACGACGTTCCCGTAGTATTGCTGAGGAATCAGCCGTACAATATGAAGTGGGAGCACCGTTCCGCCGTTACGCGCGGACGGGTCAAGCGTTGGGGGGACGCGGCTCAGGCGTACGAAATGGTTCGTATCGCCGTTGCCGAATGGAAAAGGGGACAAGTAAGTGGAGACACCTGAGTATCGTGCAGACCCGTTCGGGCACGACCAGCGGCGCGTCGTGGTGCTGGGCGGAAGCTCCGGCATCGGGGCGGCCGTTGCCAACATGACCGGGGCGGATATGGGGATTGAGACCTACGCCTTCGGCATCAAGGACTTCCACATCGATGACTACGTGCGGTTGCGTGATGCGCTCTTCGGTATCCGCCCCACGCACCTGGTCTACTCCGTTGGGTTCAACCAGCTGGACTGGGCGGAGCACCTGTTCAAGGAGAACTGGGACCACACCATGAACATCAACGTCTGGGGATTCGTCCAGACGATGCAGGTTCTGATGGATCTCCATGCCCAGACTTCGATGTCGTACAAGCCTTCCGTGGTTGCGGTTAGCTCCGACGCCGCCCGGCGGCCCATGCGTACCTCGGTGGCCTACTGCGCCAGTAAGGCCGCTCTGGACATGACGGTGAAGGTGCTCGCGCGGGAACTCGCCGGCAGCGGTTGGAGGATCAACGCGGTCGCACCGGGCAAGGTGTCCGGCACCAGGATGACCGAGTATGTGGATGCGCGCGTGACACAGTTGCGCGGGTGGACGCCGGAGTACGCGGAAGCCTACGAGCGCGCCTCCTCCGCCCTCGGCAGGCCGGCCACCCCCGAAGAGGTCGCGCAGGTGATCTGCGACGTGCTGTTCGGACCGGCCGCCCTCAACGGCTCCATAGTGGAAATCAACGGAGGCAGGTAATGAGCGACCTTGGGGACGCGGTACGCAGTGCGGCGGAGAACGTCAGAGACTTCGGGCGCCATCTGGAATACGGCGACGAAGAGCAGCCCATAGGCTGGCTCGACAAGGGGGAGCCCACCGGCGCGGACGGGCGGTATATCCGGGACCGCCTGATGCCGGAGTTCTGGGAGACGTTCGCGCGTAAGGCGGCGGACTACAACGACAACGAGAACGAGAACCACCGGGCGCTCGGCGTCCGTGGGCAGTTCGCGGACATCTGGCGCAAGATCGGTAAGCTGAAGAAATCCCTCTGGGAGGGGCGGAGTCTGGCCGGAGAACAGCCGCGCGAGATCCTCATGGATCTCATTGCCCACTGCTTCCTCACGATCGCCATGATGGACGGGGAGCAGCCTCCGCCCGGCCGGCTGGGGGATGCGCCCATGGTGGATGGCGAACGATGGCAGGGCCGGACAAAGCCCCGGCCTCAGGGCGTCGTCCTGGAAACCATCACCCGGCCCGACGGCACAACCGAGCGTTTGGTCAGGGGTGCCGGGGATCAGCCTTGGCCGATGTGCGGACGGGAGAAGTGCATCGCCTGCACCAGGGCCACGCTCCGGACGGTGCTCCAGAACACCAACAACAAGATCATCAAGGGTCCTGCGGACGGCTGGGACAACAAGCACCCGGAGCCGCTGGATCGTGGAGTAGCCCACAGCGTAACGGCTGCGTCGCAGAACGCCTGCCCCTGCCACGAATGCGTGGACGGACATGCGTAGCCTGGGAGACGTTTACGCGGATATCCAGACCGACCCGTTCTGGGACTACCTCCGGCTACCGGGTATCCAGTTCGTGCCCGGCCGAGGCCAACGCTACGAGCCGCGCGTCATGATCGTGGGGGAGGCGCCAGGGGCGACCGAGAACGCCCAGGAGAAGCCATTCTGCGGGCCGTCCGGTACGGTCCTGAAGCACCTCATGGACGTTGCCGGCCTGCGGGCGGAGCCGCTGCCTAACCGGTACGCCATGACTCCGGACGGACACGAGGGGATGACGCACGAGGAGGATTCCGAGCTATGGGACGCAAACGCGTGGATCACGAACGTGGTGAAGTACCGCCCGCCGCACAACGCGACACCGAACCTGGCAGCGATCAACCACGCCAAGGAGAGCCTGCGGGCGGAGTACCGGGCGCTGGGAAGCCCGCCCGCGATCATCTGCGTCGGAAGCGTCGCGCACGCCGCGATCCACCCGGAGTACCCGATGCTCAGCGTCAGCTACGCGAGGCACGCCTTCCACAAGCCGCGTCACCCGGAGACGGGGGAACGGATGGAGAAGGGACCGTGGATCATCTCGGCCTTCCATCCGGCCTATGGCCTCCGGCGGGGCCAGCGGGTGCAGGAGATGATGAGCCGAGACTGGGAAGAAATTGGCAAGATGTTGCAGGATATGGAGATCCTATGAGGATCGCAACCCGCCCCAAGGACTGGGCAGAGCCCGCACGCAGCATCCTATTCACCCAGGCGCAGATTCGGTACGCGATGGAGCGGAGGCAGCGCGGATGGGGCGGGTAACGTTGTCGGAGGTCCGCCAGGAAATGGCTCGGCTGACCGGCGTTCTGATGGATGCCAACCGGAAGTACCTGGAGCGAGAGCAGGAGGTCATCGAGCTGCACCGGATGCAGGCGAACGGCTATACCGGGAACCTGGTCACCGTGCTCAACAACGACCTGCTGTTGAACGGCTACTCCGGGCTGAGCAAGACCGCTGCTACCCTGGTGACTGGCATGGCTGCAGTTATCCAGGCGGAGATCATCTACGCGGACTTCATGGCCCCGGAGTCCGAAGCCGCCAGGCAGCGTATGGCCGACCTACGTACCGCCTTCAGGCGAGCCGAATCAGAAAAGTACAGGAGGACTAATAACGCAGTCGGGGGGCCCAGTAGAGAAGTTGCCGATGCATTGGCTAAGCAGCAAATGATGAGAGAAGCACGAGGCCAGACATGACGCAGTTGGTTGATTGGCAGATCCGGGAGCAGCGGAAGATCCAGGAGGCCAACGGTATCAACCTGATTGAGCCGTTCAACGAGAGCCAGCTGCAGCCGGCCTCCTACGACCTGCGCCTGGGCGGGCAGATCCGCACGGAGACCGGACTGGCCTACGACCTCATGGAGTACAAGGGTCCGGTTCCGGGCTGGAGCAAGGCGCTTGCACAGGAGGACATGGAGCCCGGTCGGTTCCTTCTGGCCCACACCATGGAGACAATCCATGTCCCGCCCCATCTATGCGCTCGCGTGGAGGGCAAGTCTACATGGGCTCGGATGGGCCTCCAGGTTCACAGCGCCGGGTTCGTGGATCCCGGGTTCAAGGGCCAGTTGACACTGGAGCTGGTGAACCACGCCAACCTGAAGCACTTTAAGCTTCGGCGCGGCATGCTGATTGCGCAGATCTCGTTCTTCGCGCTGGCTGCCCGACCCGAACGTCTCTACGGCGACCCCGGCGTCGGCTCGCACTACCAGAACCAGGTAGGCGCAACGCCAGCAGCGAAGTAGGATAGCTACATGGGGATGACACTGAAGATCGTGCCGAAGGGGCGCCCGTACGTCATGGTACGGCTCGGCCCCGGGTGGATCTACGCGGAGAAGGGCGGAGGCTGCGTACTGCGGCACGAGGTATCCTGGCGGAAGATCAGCGGCATACGCCTCAACACGAAGTGGGGGTGCTACTGGTGGAACTTCCGGAGAAGCCACTAGGTTGGCCGTTGACGAACGTGCCGTGGGGGCTGTGCGGGAACCGGGCGGATCACAAGCCGCACCTAGTCACGGACTCCCCCATAGGCATTTTCTTCTGCACCGCCCGGCAGCAGGATCGGCTGCCGTACTCCAGGGAACGGCGTCGGGATGGGCGTTGATTGGCAGGATTATCAACGATGCCCGATATGCTTCCGGGCGTACGACTGCCGACAGATTCGCACCAGAGCTCCGAGTCGGCGCGTGCGCCACATGATACCGATAGAGGACAGCAACCATAACGTGATCGGGTATCAGTCGATATCTCTGAGGACCGTCGCGGCGGGCTGGTACGATCGAAGCCTCAAGCGACCGCACAGGGGAAGGCGTAGGAAGCATGCCCAAGCCGAGCGATAAGCGGAAAATCTGCTGGCCGGTCTTCGACCGGACCTGCCTGGAGGGCGGGTGCCTATGGTGCTCGGAGGGCAGGCTTGTCCAGCTCGATACCATACGCCGCAAGGTTTCCGCCTCGGAGGATGTCCTGATGGAGCGCGCCTACCGAGCCGGCCTCTATAGCTCAAAGGTAGAGTGGCAGTGAAGTACGTCAGCCTGCACCACCACAGCACATATAGCTTCATGGATGGCTATGGGACGCCAGCGCAGCACGTAGAGCGCCTGGCGTCTCTTGGCTATGAGGCTGCCGTGCTTACTGAGCACGGGAACGTCTCTTCGCACCCGCAGCTGGAGAAGGCTGCGAACAAGCACGACGTCAAGCCGATCTTCGGTCTGGAGGCGTACACGGAGCTCAGCGGCGGAGAGCGCTCCCGGCGGAAGTTCCACTTGACATTGCTCGCCATGAACCAGGTTGGGTATGTCAACCTGATGCAGATCGTGACGCAGAGTTGGAGGGACTACTACCAGTGGCCAACTGTGTCTGGGCAAACCCTTGCGGAGAACGCAGAGGGCATTATTGTGCTCAGTGGATGCGCGGACTCCCTGCTTGCCTGCAGCCTACTGGGCGGGAAGACGATCGATCCGGCGGACGCGTCCTACGCGAGGGCGAAGAGGCAGGCTCTGAAGTTCAAGGAGATATTCGGTGATCGGTACTACCTGGAAACTCAGATGTTCCCTGAGTTGGCGCGGAGTAAGGAAATCAACCAAGCCTACGAGCGGCTTGGTAGCGAGCTTGGGATTCCGCTGGTCGCCACCGCAGATTGTCACTATCCGCTCCCGGACGATAACGAGATGCAGGTCATCCTTCACGCCGCAGGGCGGGGAGCTGGAACTGTGGACCAGCAGCAGGCCAGTTGGGAGTACGACATCCGCCTGGCTCCGCCGACGGACGATGATGTTGTTTTGCAACGGCTCCGTGATACGGGCCTCTCGCGGAGATCTGCATCGGCTGGCCTTGCCGCATCCGCCGAGATCGCGGCACGGTGCAACGTGGTGCTACCGAAGGCTGAGCGCCTCCGATTTCCCGTGGCCGCAGCGCTTCTCGAGAGTCCAAAAGCCAGGGAAGTACTCGGCAGTGGTGCCACCTCGCTCGACCTCATCTGGCATTGGCTCCGTGAGGGTTGGGCCTATCGTATCAGGCAAGGCAATCGACGCATGGCTGACCGGGCAGAACGGGCCAGCTACTCTGCCCGGCTGAAGCACGAGATGGAGCAGATCTGCGAAAAGGACTTCGTGGACTACTTCCTGATGCTGAGTGACATCGTCAGGGCTACCAAGGATAAGGGCATCCCCGTCGGGCCGGCTCGCGGCAGCGCGGCTGCCAGCCTGGTCGCGTACCTCCTGCGGATCACAGAGATTGATCCTATGGAGTACCCGCTGATGATGTTCGACCGTTTCATCGACCCTACCCGAACGGACCTCCCGGATGTTGATCTGGACTTCGACGACGAGCGGCGATCCGAGGTACGTGAACTGGCCGTCGCCCGATATGGTGCCGATCGTGTTGCTAACGTTGCGAACTACACGAAGTACAAGGGACGTAATAGCATCGATGACGTCGCCCGAGTTTACCGTATCCCGAAGCACGCAGCGGAGACGTTGAAGGGCCTGATTATCGAGCGCTCGGGCGGAGACTCCCGCGCGGATCAGGCGCTGGAAGATACCATCAACACCTTCGAGAGCGCGCGGGCGGTGGTGAACAAGTACCCGGAACTGATGAAGGCTGTGCGCCTAGAAGGCAACTACCGGGGGATGAGTATCCACGCAGCCGGCCTCCTGGTGGGGAACTCAGATATCACTGATGTCTGCGCCATGTACCACAAGAAGTACGCCGACGGCCGGGAGTTGGACTCCGCCTCCGTGGACAAGTACGACTGCGAGTACCTCGGCCTTCTGAAGATGGACTTCCTTGGGCTCTCTACGATGGGCATGATCCGGCACGCGCTGGAGATGGCCGGGCTTACGGTCGAAGACCTCTACAAGATCAGCACCGAGGACTCCGACACGCTGAAGGCGTTCGAGCGCAACGACGTTATCGGGATCTTCCAGTGGGAGGGGCGGGCTACCCGCCTGATCAACAAGGAGATCAAGCCCACATCATTCGAGGTGCTGACCCATATCAATACGCTGTCCCGCCCCGGGCCGCTCTTCTCCGGCACCACCACGGAGTACATCGAAGTCAACCGGGGCACCAAAAAGCCAACGCGGTTCCACCCCATCATCGACGAGCTGACGGAGTCTACGCGCGGGCAGATCATCTTCCAAGAACAGATCCTCAAGGGACTCGCGCGGTTCGGCGGGCTGGAAGTGGGGCGGGTACATGAGATCCGACGAATCATCTCCAAGAAGTTGGGCGAGGCCCAGTTCAACACCCACTCCCTGGACTTCATTGCCAGAGCTCAGAAGCTCCACGGTGTATCAGCTGACACCGCCAAAGCCGTATGGGGACGACTCGTCACCGCTGCATCTTACGTATTCAACGTCCCTCACTCCGTTTCGTATTCCCTCCTGGCATTCTGGTGCATGTGGCTCAAAGTCCACTACCCGTATGAGTTCTATACCGCGCAGCTGCGCAAGACGGAGCCCGAGAAGTGGACCCGTCTCGTTCAGGATGCCGAACGGCACGGAGTCCGAGTCCTCGGCGTAACCCCCGGTCTATCCGGCACCGACTGGCAGATCGTAGTCCGACCGGGTTCTGACCGCGTGATCGTGGCCGGCTGGGGGCAGCTGAAGGGCGTCGGTCCGGTGACGGTGAAGCGGATCCTCGCGTTGGAGGCAGAGCTTAGGGAAGCCGGGCAGCCCGCCCTCTCCAGCGCTGACGACTTGCTACTGGTGAAGGGCATAGGCCCCAAGACCCTAGACAAGTTCCGCCACCAGATTGGCGACGAGGATCCCTTCGGGCTGAAACGGACGGGGCGGGTCCTGACGGAGATACGGGACGATATTGGGTTCGGAGAGATCCACCTACCCGCCCCCAACTGCACCTCCGACGACCTGTACGGAATGCCAGACGCCGCAACGGTTCGTTGGCTGGGGATGATTGCCAGCATCAACTATCAGGACTACATCGAGAACCAGCGAAGCCGTACCGGGCAGGAGGTGGAGGAGATCATCAAGACCATGAAGCGTCGGGATCTGGTTACCTCCTGCGTCCTGCGGTGCTACGACGACGGCGACGAAGACGTCTACGTCCGCATCGATCGCTTCACCTATCCCCGGTACCACAAGATGCTGCAGGGGCTCCAGCCGAACCATCATGTGCTCTACGTCCTGGGCAAGCGAAGCACGGGCGGAGCCGGGTTCGGCATATCGGTCCAGGTCATGAAGCTGGCCGTGATTGACCCGGAGGCCTAGCCTCGGGCCGTGAAAACGCTAGCCGATTCAGGTAGCGGCAGCTTTCGACCGCAGAGTAGGTTTGTATCGCTGGCCGGGCGGACCGCCAGCCGGACGAACCAGGGACGCCTGTTGAATCCTCTGGCAACGGTAGGGACCCGCCCGGCCAGCCCTAGAAAGGGGACGAAAATGGAATACCTGAAGCCTGACGTTATTGCCCACGCATCGCCGGTGGATGGCCGGGAATGGCACCCGGTGATCATCCTGCTGCGTCGCGACGACGCCGGCCGGTTGGCCGTCGGCATCAACGCCGCACTGCGGGCGGTGGCGCGATCCGGCGAGATCACCAACGACGCCAACGCCTCCGAAATGCAGATGATGAACTCTGCCTGGGGGCTGTTGAGGGATCTGTCGCAGATGGCCCCGGAGACCCGAAGAGTCATGGCCGAGGTGGCCCTGGCGTTGGACGTGCGGTTGGTTGCCGTCCCGAACCAGACCGGTGCCCAGGACCTGAAGGCGCAGTCGCGAAGCGCGCGGTGGAGCCGTCTCTACGATGCCATGGCCGACGACATCAACCCGGACTCCAAGGCCTTCAACGAGGAGCCCGGTAGTCTCTACGCGCGATGCGGGCACAAGAAGGTCGCCGAGGTCGGTGGTCGGATTCGTTGCGGCAAGGCCGATTGCCCCAACTACGTCCGCAAGGCGCTGGCCGAGTGGGAGGAAGAAAATGGGGCGGCACAACCGGGCCAGGGAGCCAATTAGCGTTCGCAAGTTGCTAAGCGGCCTAGCTACGTTGGCCATCGTCGGGATGGCTGTCAGCGTAGTGCTGATACTTCTGTTGACTGAACTGGATGTGATATAGGCATGGATGCCGACCGTCGCAACTACCTGGAGAACAGCGTCATGGGAACCGTACCTAACCGGCTGCCCGGCAGCCACTACCTGGCGAAGGGTACCCGGGTGTACATCGCTGGGCCAATCGCCAGGAAGCCCAACGGAAATCGTCAGGCGTTCGGTCTGTTCGCAGACGCGGCGCGGGAACGCGGCTGGGAGCCGGTCAACCCGCACGAGGTCGACCACGGCCACTCGGGCGAGTGCACCGGGGCGGAGGTGCCCCGGATGGATGGCGATTTCGACTCCATCCACAAGTACGGCTGCTACATGCGCGCCGACATCAAGGCCATGCTGACGTGCGAGGCGGCCATCTTCCTGCCCGGTTGGCCGACGTCGGCCGGGGCGTCCGTAGAGCGCCAGGTGGCGCAGATCTGCGGGCTGACCATCATCGAGCACTACGAAATGCACGAAGTGGAGGGCGGCGCATGAGGCTCAGGGGTTACGTCCGGAGCGCCTGGCTGGGCGGAGCAGTCTTCGGTGTTCCGGTGGGGTGGTTCATAGCGGACCAGTACTGGGTGGCGCTGATGACTACGATCGGCATGTTCGTTCTACTTCGAGGCGCTATTTGGATCGGCATGCAGAACGGCCGCATGTCGTCACAGTCCGTCACCAACAGCACCGTCGGCGGAAATGTTACTCAGGTCCGAGGCGTACGTGGCGGTTACAGGAGCCACCGATGAGCTACGCGAGCGACCGGGAGAAGGGCGTGAGCTACACGGACGGGCAGGGCAACTACATGGAGGAACCGGTGCCGTCGGACGACAGTAGGCCGGTACCTGCTGCGCTGACCAAGGAGCAGCAGGAATACTTGGCTCGTGCTTCGGCGGAGGCCATGGCGAACCTGGCACTCGTAGTTCCGCCCGTCCTGACTGCCTTTCAGCAGATGGCCGCTTCCGCCCTGCCCGCGCTGAAGTCTGCTATTGAGCCGTTTTTCCAGGCCCTGAGCGAACTTCAGATCGACTCCGACACCGCCGTGAAGGAGATGCTCCGCTTGAGGGCCGAGGAGGAGAACGAGTGAGCCGCGACAAGTTGGTGCGGTGGGCGGATCGCGCGCAGTACCACAGTACGCCCATGCCGGAGGAGACGCGTGCCCCCGGGGGCGGAGCCCGCCCCACGGTCGTGCTGCTGAATGCGACGCCGGACCCGTTGGGGTCCCTAGCCGCGCTGTGCGGCATCTACGAGGGTAAGGTCATCAGCCGGCTCGCCGACGTTACCGACGAAGACCGCCGGGCGGCATGGAAGGCCATGCAGGAGACCGTTCTCAACGGTCCTCTGGAGGCCATCCAGTTCCACTTCCTGATCCAGGGCGTGACCCGCGCCTTCACGCACCAGGCCGTGCGCAGTCGGTTCTCGTTCATCGCACAGGAGAGCATGCGCTTCGCGGTCGTGGATGGCGAGCAGTGGCTGGACCGCCAGGCGTACCCGCCCTCTCTGGCGGCGAAGCCGGTGCCGTCGCACGTTGCTACAGGGGTCGACGGGGTGAACGGCGACTGGGCCGAGAACCCGGACTATGGACCCGACGATAACGCCTACGCGCTACAGCGGGACGCCTGGGACGACGCCATCCTTCAGGCGCAGCAGTCGTACCAGAATCTCGTGGACGCTGGCGTGCCCGCCGAGGAGGCGCGGGGCCTGATGCCGCACGCGATGACTACGCGGTACCACTGGGTTGTCTCGGTGCGGACGCTGCTCGCGGAGGCCGGCAAGCGCCTGTGCACCCAGGCGCAGTTCGAGTGGCGCGTGGTCATGGCGGAGATCGCCAAGGCGATCCGAGCGTATGGTGACCATCTGGCTCGCAAGGTGGGCCAAAAGCACCCGTCTGAGAACCTGTCATTCAGCCAGTATCGGTGGAAGTCCGGGCACCCGGACTGGTGGCAGTTCCAGGCGATGGCGGACGCGCTCAAGCCGGTGTGCTACCAGGAGGGGCACTGCGGCTTCATGGCCAAGTTTGACCGGGGCTGCACCATCCGAGAGCGCGTCAATCGCTTCGCCGCCAACAACGTCCCGTCTACCGAGTGGCACCGTGAGGGGCACTGGGACAGGGATGCTGGGGCCGAGCCGGGTGTCGACGGCCTCATCGGTCGTGGAGATCCGCCCCGGCGGCTTATCCCGATCCAGCCCATAGAGTGGCTGACGGATCCCGGGGCGGCGCGGACCTGATGGATCCAGACCTTTGCAACGACACGTTCTGCGCTCGGCGTGGGCCGCACATCGCCCACCGGGCGCCCAAACCTAGCCCAGGAGGCGCAATGGAAACCCAGGCATTCAGCAGTGAACAGATGAAGTACGCGGAGCTCATGTACGCCGTGATGGACGAGCTCAAGCGCGCCACCACCAAGTTCCCCGGCCAGAGCTTGCCGTGGGGCGGCGGACCGGGGCGGTTCTGGATGATCACAGGCCCCATCGGCGTCGCGTCGCAGATCCAGCGCGCCGTGGTGGACGCGGAGCTACGGAACGGTACCGCAACCTGGTTCGACGTCATCGCCGAGGAGTTCCTGGAGGCCGGGGCGGAGACCGGCAACAGCAAGGACCCCTCCGACGGCCCGCAGGAGGCGCACGACCGGCTCAAGGCGGAACTGGTTCAGGTTGCGGCCATGGCGCTCCGGGCGGTCGTCGACCTGGACGCGCGCCGGGAGAAGCTCAAGGACGATACGGTTCAGGGCTACCTGGGCGCCGAACATCGTACGATGGGCAACCCGCCGATGGAGCCTCTGCTGCCTCCGGGCGGGCGGCACTCGGGCAACTGCCGGTGCAAGGGCTGTGCCGAGCCCGAACCTGCACCGCTGCCGGGCTTCCGATACCTGGATGACGAAAACGAGTCCGAGGCCAACGTTCCACCCAACGCGGGGAGCGTGAGCTGAGGCCATGACCTATGATTCCCGTCTGGCCAAGGATACGTTCACCAAGCGACGTCCCGCCCCGGAGCCCGGCACCCCGGAAGCCAACCCGGCCGCAACGCTGATCGAGCCGAAGGCGCGCGTGGGCGGGCGGTGGTTCCGGCGTCGGGACCCCGACGACCCCGCGTTGTGGGTGGCGGTGTCTGCTACGTCGCACGGAGACGGACGCAGGAGCCCCGGGGCGAGGGTAGTTGTGCGTATGCCTATGCGAAGCCGCGTAGTGCGACGTACGGTTGGGACAGCGGACCGCTACGCGGGCGGAACCGTACGAGGCTCGGATTGGAACAATGGGTGGCGCTGGTGGATGCAGATGGCTGCCGCGTGCTACCTGATACTGATGGGCTGGAGCATGCTGGTGATGGGGGCAGGCCTCATCGGATTGCTGGACTAGGAGATCAGATGGCGGATGTACACAAGCCCAACGGCATGTCCGACCGGGGAAGCGGATGGCCGAAGGACGAGAACCACGGCCCCACAGTCAAGCGGGTGCGGGAGGGCGAACACTACCCGGCCGGACTCCGCCCACAGGGCGTGCGGCCGGGGGATCCGTACCCGACTGAACCGCCCGCCGACGGGCAGGACGAGCCGGCCGAGGAAGGCCGGTGCAACTTCGAGCTGATCATCCGGGGCAGCTGCGTGGATACGCCGCAGTCCCGGGAGGCCATTCGGCGCGCCGTGGAGCGGGCGCTGGCGTCGGACCGGGACAGCTCATCCATCCTGGTCCAGGAAGCGAAGGTTGAGTTGGGAGCGGTGGTGATGAGATCATGAGCTGGATCTGCTGGCTGCTATGCATTTCCTGCCATGGATAGGCGCGGCTTCCTGCGGCGCGCGGCGCTGTGGGGCGGGTTGAGTGCGGCGCTGGCGGGCGGAGGCGGAGCCGCCTTCTCGGGCTGTGGCAACTGGAGTGACGACGACCCTCCGCCTACCGACCCCATCGAGTACGAGGACTGCGACGCCGACGATATGGCCGAGGGGGACTCCGACTGCGACCCTAGTCGGCTGCGCCGTACCTCTACGCCCAGGCCGGCCAACACGCGCGGCACCACGGCTCCGCGTACGCCCGGACCAGTCAGGACGACGAAGAGATGAAGTGGCTGGCGAAGCTGTGGAAGTGGTGGAGAGCCAACGACAAGAAAGAGTTGGACATCTACACGACGCAGTGGTAGCACACACAACTAAGTAGCGAAACCTGGGACCGCCCGTGGCTACCGGCTGCGGGCGGTTCGGCAACCCAGATATATTTGGCTTTGCTTCAGTTTTGCTTGGCTTTGCGCGACCAGATAGAGGAGTGACCATGGGGGTGCTCGTAACCGGGCTGGAGTCCGGTCTATGGAACGTTATTGGCTTCGATGGCGGTGGTACTACTGGCTGGGCAGTGCTGAGCGTGCGCAGTAGCTACTTCATGTTTCGGGGCCAGACGTTGGTAGACAACGTGGCCTTCTGGGCAGCAGGTCAGTACATGGGTCCACGACCCGCCCAGGTTGCGGAGGCTATCGCGCTAGTGGAAGCCTGGGCGCCGCAGTACCCCGGTGTCGGCAAAGGCGACTGGGCGCCCCTCGACAGCCTGGCCGTGGTAGCGGAAAGCTTCACGCTCCGCCAGTACCGCATGGACCCTACGTTGCTAGAACCCGTACGGTTCAACGCTGCCATGGAGCAGGAGCTATATAATATGCGCCCGCGTCGCCGGCTCGCCGAGCAGGGGCCATCCATGGCTCTCGGGGAGGTACCCGACAGCAAGCTACGCGATATCGATGCATATGCTGCGCTGGATCCGGCTGTGCGGGGCGGGTACCTGAGCGCGACGGCCAGCCGGCCGCACGCACGCGACGCCTTACGGCACTGCTTCACCTTTGCCCAGCGGGAGAAGATAGCCCGCCGCACCCCCAGGAACCAAGGCGGCGGATATACGTTGGTACCTCTGGCTCCTGGGGAGCAGACGCTTACCTACGATACCGCCCTCTACGGGGCCTAGGCCGGACCGGCGTAGGCTACGGATCTTCCGCTAAAACGCTAGCGCTTATTCACGGGAGGCCATATATGCCAAGGCCATTGATAGGGCCGAAGGTTGACTTCCGCCTACCGGAGGAGGTGATCAAGGAGGTTCAGCAGTGGGCAGATACGGATGGCTGCGCGCACGATGCTTTGTTCCGAGATCTGCTCCTCCGGGGGTACGTCACTGAGCAGCGCCGTAGGCGTAGGGAACCTGTTGGTTCCGCCCAAGGTTCCGCCCAGCGTGCACGGGTTGCAGCGGAAGACCTTCCGACGGTCGGGCGTTGGGGAGCCGAGGCGTGACTACGCCGTACAAGGCGTGGGCACGTCAGTACCTGGCGCTCGGATGGAGCCCCATACCGCTCAACCTACGCTCCAAGGATCCCGTACCGGAAGGCTACACCGGCGCAAAGGCGGGCGACCGCTACGTTACCGCCGAGGAGGTGCGCGCCTGGACTCAGCCGCGTGCCGTAGTTCACGTGGGCAAGCTCGCGTACCCGCCCGGCAACATCGCGCTACGGCTCCCCAAGGACATCATCGGCCTCGACGTCGATGCGCACTCCGGGAAGGCAGGCGCCGCAACATATAAGCGCGCCGTAGCCGAGTGGGGCACGCTCCCGCCCACATGGAAGTCAAGCTCCAAGGCCGGCTCGCCGCTGAGCGGCATCTACCTCTACCGCGTACCCGAGGGCCTGGCTTGGCCGGGCAACCTGGGGAAGGCCGCCAAGGCCTGGGGCATCACAGATGGGGGAGGTGTTGCGAGTAACGGTAGTGCATCGGGCGCCCCGCCCGTTACCGGCGGCATAGACCTCATCCGCTGGGACCACCGGTACATGGTGGTTGGCCCATCGCAGCACGACAAGGCCCCGTTCGCTGAGTACTTCTGGGTAACGCCGGACGGCCGGACTATCCGGCTGCCATGGAAGCCCGAGGATGTAGATGATCTGGATCCCAACGCGGAGTTCGAGCTGCCTAGCCCCGACGAGATCCCCGATATGCCGGATGGGTGGGTATCCGGGCTCACCGAAGGCCGGCAGTGGGCGAGCAGCGGGTCGGTAGGGCCGGACGGCGCACCTACGGCCGACGAGGTACGGGAGTGGGCCGCTACGCGCGACCGGCGGAGCGTCGGGGGCGCCTACGCGTCTGGTATCTGTCCGCAACTGGAGCGGACGCTTACCCGGCACCTGGCCGTGATCAGGACGGCCGGGGAGGATGGCGGAGCGCACGACGGGTGTCGTGATGCTGTGTGGGCGGTTATGGGGGACTCCGCCTCTGGGCACTACGGCGTAGCTAAGGCTCTCGGCCGGATCAAGGCTGCCTTCCTGGAGGCCGTGAAGGTACGGCGCTCGGAACGCCAAGCTAAGTTGGAGTTTTGGCGGATCCTGCGTGACGGCGCGGGGAAGATCATCAACGAGTACACCGATGAGGATGGAGGAGAGACGTATGAGGAGGAAGACCCCTGCTCCCAGCTTGCCACCGCCGGTCGTGGCGCTAGGGATAACCATGGAAACGCCAATGACGGAGGTGGAGGCAATAATTCGGGGTCTGGAACGGGGCGCGGCTCTGGCGGCCTGGATGAAGGCGTTGGTCGGAAAGGTCGAGGAAGCAGCGCCTTCGACTTCAAGCAGGACGACATCGGAAACGCTCAGCGCCTGCGGAGACACCTAGGCGGCGAGGATCTCGATGCTATTTGGTGCGGACCGCTAGGTGGTTGGCATGTCTGGCAGGCGGATGACGGGCTGTGGAGGCCGGACCCCGAAGGCATCCAGATGCTCGCGGAGACTATGGATATGGTCCGGGCCATGGATGCTGAGGCCAACTTCATCGAGAAGGATGACATCCGCCTCAAGTTCATCGGCTTCATTTCCAAGTCCTCCAACATTGACAAGATGAACGCCGCTATCAAGGGCCTGCGCAGCTTAAAGGGCGTGGCCGTAGATGGCGAGCGGTTCGACGCCAACATGAATGTGCTCCACGTAGCTAACGGCGTCGTGGAGCTCAAGATGGATGGAACAGGGTTCCGAGATGTAGACCGCAAGGATTACTTCAGGTATTCCACGGGCGTCCGGTACGTGCCCGGGGCCCAGCACGAGCTGTGGGAGAAGTTCCTGGACCGGTTCCTGCCTGATCCGGGGATCCGCGCCTGGGCACAGAAGCTCGCTGGGTACTCGCTCCAGGGCGAGAATCCCGCGCGCGCGCTGATCATCTGCAAGGGCAAGACCTCTACCGGTAAGACCACCTTCGCGGAAGCGCTGCGTACCGCCCTGGGCGGGTACGCCTCTACGTTCAACCTCTCGCTGTTCCGGGCCTCGCAGGATGAGCGCCCACGGGTAGATGTGCTCGAAGCGCTGCCGAAGCGCTTCATCATGGCGGAGGAGGTCTCGTCCGCCTGGCACCTGCACGCCGATCAGGTAAAGCGGGCTACGGGCAACGGGATGTGGGAGGCGCGCGGCGTTTACGGGAAGGGATACATCAGCCGCGTACCGGCGTTCACGCCATGGATCGCCACGAACAACACGCCCACCATCGATGGCGCGGATCCCGCCCTCATGCGGCGACTTCGCAACATCCCCTTTACCCAGCAGGTGTCCCAGGATGAGGAGGATGGCCTATATAAGAGCAAGCTCCGCGCCCCCGAGGTCCTGGAGGCGATCCTCGCCTGGGCGGTCGCCGGCTGGCAGCTGTGGCTAGCCGACGAGTCGCTGACGGATATGCCCGACTCCGTACTGGAGCAGTTGGCAGAGATTGGCGACACTATCAATGACTTCTCCGAGATGATCGCCGAGGTGTTTGATCGGGACCCGGTGGCGGCTACCCCGTTCGATGATCTGTACGAGGTTTACCAGACCTGGTGCGCTACGAACGACGTCGGAGAGAAGGATCGGCTCCATAAAGTGGCCTTCGGAAGGAAGCTTACACAGGCCGGATATCCAATTGATAGGACATACATCGATGGTAAGCAGGTCCGAGTCCGGGTTGGAATCCGGGTTAAGCAAGGATCGGTTACTCTCCGGTAACTACGAGACTAATCCGACAAGACGGATACCGTCTTACGGCGAGACGAAGTAACGGAGTGACTACTTAGCGATTATTGGGTAATTGATTAGCTACGGAGAAGGAATGCAGATTGCTGAGAGTAGCTGAATGGTAGTAGACGAGACGAATCCGAATCGTCTTGTCGGGGTATTCGTCTTGATATTGGTCTTGTGGGCTTGACCAGGGCAAACCTTTCCTTTTTTCTTCTTATAAGACGACAAGACGAATAGAAAAGGAAACTAGTCGCGGGGAAGGATCAACCACTACGGTCGTAGTAGATCTTCCGGGGTCGCGTTTTTCCCGGGGGGTATTTCCGGGAAAAAGTCGTCTTGTCGTCTTGTCGTCTTTTCGGCTAAAATCTTGTGCATTGGAGGGGGAAAATAATGGCATACACGGCTAGCTCAATCCCCAAAAACCACGGCGAGTTTTCTGGCGGACCGGGGCTCATTGACCCCGAGACCCGCAAAGACCGCGAGGGGCTCACCGTCGACGAGCAACGTATGGAGGTCATGTTCACCAACCCGGATCCGCCGGGCACCGCCGCCCTGGGCGGGTACGCCGGGCCACTGACGCTCAACGACGTCGAGGCCGAGGCCGCCTTTGCTAGGCGGCGCAAGGAGATCGAGCTGGAGAACGACCCCGAGACAGTTCCGATCCCCCGGATTCAGGGCCTGCCCGTGGAGGCGGAATGAGCGCCTTGGAATGGGCCACTATGGCTATTGGGTTCACGTCCCTTTTGGCCATGGCCATAGTGGCGGGCGCTGAGCTCAAGCCCTGGAGCCGTCTGTGGAGGCGTAAGTGAGCCGTCTGGACTACAACCCGACCCAGCAGAAGGCGACCCGAGACCTGCCCTCGGCTCGAGCCGCCCGCCGGGGCGGGTACGCCAAGCTGGGTTCTGGCGAACTCTGCGGGGCGGAGCACCCGTCTCGCAAGGACGGATTGGGGAACAAGCTCAAGTGCAGCCGGCCAAAGGGCCACAGGGCCAGGAAGCACAAGGCCAAGACCAAGGCCGGAGAAGTTTGGTGGGGCTAGTCCGCTGCATTAGCTGCGGGAGGATGCACGGGTACGAGGACCCGTGCCTTCCCACCGAGTAAGGTGCCTAGCTCCACGCGTACGTGGCTGCGTGCATTAACCCGAAGCCTTCCTGGGGTACGGTAGTCGCAACTCGTTAGCGTTGGAAGGGAGGGCCTCGTGGTCAGCGACCGGGGCGGGAAGTATGGGTTCGTATACAAGAGCCGTCAGGACGTCTACAAGAAGCTGGTCGGCAAGTACGGCAAGGAGGGCGCAGCCCGAATCGCCAACGCCGGAAAGACGAAGGCGGGGCGGTCTAGAATGGCCAAGAAGGCCGCACGCACCCGCAAGCGGCGCGGAGGCTGAGGAGAGCCATGGCTGGAAAGAGAAGGTCTCCATTCGGGGATCTGTCTAAGATGCCCCGAGCCGGTGCGGTCGCCGGCCGGACCTCGCTTGCCGTCAAGCCCACGACCCGAAGGGTCGGCGAGAGCCGGTATGACAAGGACGCCATTCGGCGAGGGCTGGAGGCTCACGGCGCGCGGACCGGCAAGGGTGGCGCAACAGTCTCCTCCAAGTCGGGGCAGAAGTTCATCCGTGACCGCCTGGGGCGGTTCGCCTAGAGAGGTTCGCCTGATGGCAAACAAGTTCGGAAACAAGCTGGCCCCCAACGACCCGGACCTGCCCAAGCAGCTGCGTACGGTGCAGAGCCAGAACCTCGCCGGCTCCCCGAAGGGGCCGCGCGTCGGACCCGTGGACAACACCGGTCCCGTTCCGCCCGTCAAGGCAGTCAAGCGCGGGAAGCGCGGACGGCCGATCAACAGCTAGCGCTCTGGCAGCCCTGTTGGGGAAGGCAGGCGGGTCCAGTAGCGGCAGAGCCAGACCCCCGGTACCTTTGGCCCGGGGGTCTGTGCTATCTAAGGAGAAGCAATGGTCACCGCCATGCTGTTTGCGCTAACGCTGTACGGAAGTCTGTTCCTGTTCTTCAAGTTGTTGAACTGGGCGGACTCGGCACCGCCGGAGGTCCAGGAGGTGGCTGGACTGTGCAGCTGTCCCGTGGATCCAATGGCTGGCGTCTATGGCCACTGCTCTCACAAGAAGGCGCGGACCCCGGAGTACGTTCCAAGGCACGCTGTCGTCTAACTGAGGAGCATCAATGAACGGGGACAACAGGGAATTCGGGCCGCCGCGCGACCCGGCCTACACAGAGCGGGGATGGGTCGGACCGGCTCCGCAGCTCAGGCCGAGGCGCCGCAACAAGACGGTGTTGGTCGCGGGGATCATTCTCATAGGGTCGATCCTCCTGTGCGGGCTGGGTGCGGTGGCTATCCTGGCCTCCTCGGCCCCGAAAGCGGGTGGAGATCCTATAGTGGAGAGTTCCAACTACGCGAACAAGCTTTCTACGTCTCCTCCGATCGTGCTGACGGTGGAGGGCATCGGGAAGGCCGACATCTCCTTCAATATCAACGGCTCCGGCGGTAGCGAGACCGACGCCGTGTTGCCCTGGACGAGGACCCTCGGCCCCTTCGACGGGCTGGTCGTGGCATCCATGGTGGCACAGGACAAGACCGGATCCTCGAAGCAGAAGATCACCGCCAAGATCTCCTTCGGCGAGAAGTCCTTTCCCTGCGAGGCAATAGGCGCCTACGCCGTAGCCACATGCACGGGAACCTACCAGTGAAGCGCGACCGACGGCTCCTGGGAGCGCTCGCTGTTGGGATGCTCGGATTCGCAATTGGTTACGGAGTCTGGGCTTGGCGTAAGCTGGGCAACTTCGACGACCAGGAGCGCGTACACTAGCGCCCATGGTACGAGGCAGGCCTACGAAGGCGGTCGGGGCCAAGGGCTTTGACCCCGACACGCCCCGCCCGGCCAACACAGCAGCAGACAGGGACTTCATCCAGGCCAACCTGGATCAGTTCCTGCACAAGGATGGAAGCCTGGTCTGGAGCGGGCGATCCGAGGACATCGGGCACCCGTTCCAGCTACCGCCTCCCCATCTCCGGTGTAGCGCTCAGCGCCAACTCCGTGACGACGAGGGCGGGCCCATCCTTGACGTGGACATGAACCCGTTGCGTAGGCGTTGCCCTATGTGGGCGATGAACGGCGCGGACCGGTGCGTGGACCACGCCAAGGGTAGCAAGTCCGTTATGGACGAGGTGCGCAAGCGGATAGCCGCTGATGCCAACGCCTACTACGGACAGCTACGGGCTATCGCCATGAACCCGCACGCGGAGGATGCGGACCGGATCCGCGCTCTCAACTCGATGCTGGACCGGGGCGGGCTCAAGGCCGGCGTCGAGATCAGCGCTGACACGGACTCCTGGGGCAACATCTTCAAGCGGATCATGGGGGAGGCGGAAGATGGGCACGATGCGGCCAACGGCTGAGAACTGGAGTTGTGGCTACGAGCCGGAGAGCGTGCCAGCTACCTGGTGCGCCAAGCCGGCCACATGGCACGGATTTCAGATGAGCGTGGACCTGACCGAGATCGCAGCCATGCGCGCCTCCTGCGACGACCACTTGGTATACATGGGAAAGAACGCTGACTGGGTCCACCCAATGAAGTCCGCGTGCGGGATCCCGGGGAGCCGGTTCGTCTGGCCAGAGAATTTCTGCTATCTGGAGACCGGGGCGGAGTCTCTGCTTGCTGCGGCCGAGGCGGTATCAGCGTGAGCGAGCAGGGCTGTCAGGCGTGTCCGCCGGAGCTACGCTGCATCTGCGACCGGAGCGTGCCGTTCCTGGATCCGTTCGACCCTGACAACCCGAGGCCAACGCCCCGAGTCGTAGAGGGCTGCCCCGCCCACAAGGCTAGGCGCGCGTACCAACGATGGGCGGAGGCCAACGGTGACCGCCGAGACGGTTGAGCGGCCTAGGCTGCTACCGACGCCGTCTCTACCGGGACGCGTCCGGCGCGCCTTCTGGGATGAGCTCGGATGGCAGCCGCATGAACTGCAGGAAGCCGTCCTGCTGGATCCCTCCCGCAACAAGGTGGTAGCAGCCGGCCGACGGGTGGGGAAGTCCCAGACCGGCGGCCACAAGCTGATTCCCGAGGCTTTACGGGCCAAGGGAGAGCTCGACGATCTCAAGGCGCGCGGGCTCCGCCGCGAGTACTGGATCGTGGGGCCGGAGTACTCCGACGCCGAGAAGGAATTCAGGGTGGTGTGGGATGCCTACACGGCGCTCGGATTCCAGATGGACCACCCGGGTAGTTATAACAATCCGCTCTCCGGAGAGATGCGAATCTCCATGTTCGGAGGCCGGTATGTGGTGTGGGCTAAGTCCGCTAAGTACCCGGGCACTTTGGTGGGAGAAGGGCTTTCCGGGGTGGTCTTCTCGGAGGCGGCCAAGCTCAAGCCGTCCGTCTGGGACAAGTTCATCCGGCCGACCCTAGCAGACTTTGGTGGGTGGGCCTTTTTCGGGTCTACGCCGGAGGGGCGGAACTGGTTTTACGATCTTTGGATGATCGGACAGGACGACCGCCGTACCGACTGGGCATCGTGGCGTGCGCCCTCCTGGGCCAACCCGCACGTATACCCCATGGGGGTAGACGAGGCCCTGCTTGATCTGTTCCGGAAAGCCAAGAAGGCCAAGCAGATTGACGACCTGCTACAGACGATACCGTTGGTAGCGACCGATATGGGCCTGGTGCCGGCCGGGATCGACAGCGAGATCTGGGCAATGTTCCTGGACCAGAGCCTGGAGTCGTTCGGCCAGGAGGTAGCGGCAGACTTCACCGAGTACATCGGCCGGGTGTTCAAGGACTTCGATCCGGAGATGCACCTGGACTCGCAGGAGCTCAAGCGAAGCTGGACTACCTACGCCTGTAAGGACTCCGGTTTCACCAACCCCACGGTGTGGCTGATCCTCCAGGTAGACCCGCACAAGGAGCGCGTCCATGTCGTCCACGAGTACTACGAGCGCTCCCGTACGCCACACGAGGCGGCCGTGGAGATCAAGAGTAGGGGCCTGGCGCCAACTGGTGGCGACATTGGAATCAAGGCCTTCTATGGGGACCCTGCAGACCCAGGTGGCAACCGAGACTTTCAGAACGTGCTACAGATCCGGAGCCTGGGCGGGACCGGTGGCGAGATCCAGGACCGGTTGGAGTGGATCCGGCGGTTTCTGAAGCCCAACCCCATGCTGGCACACCTCCCGGTCGGACACCCGGAGCGTGTGCCAGGGCTTACGATCCACCCGCGTTGCAAGAACACGATTCGCGAGATGGGCGCCTACCGGTACAAGGAGACTGCGGAGCAGGCGGAGGCCAAGGACCGAGCTGCCCCAGAGGTTCCGCTACCGATTGACAACCATACGCCCGAGGCGCTTGGGCGGTTTTTCAGGGGATTCTTCGGCGTACCGTGGTCGACGCCACACGGCGTTGGCTCTCGGAAGGCCAGGACAGGGAGGAGACGTTAAGTGGCTGCGCTGAGCCCATACCAGACCGTCGCAGACTTCGGCAAGCCGTTCTCCGATCTGCTACCCGACGGAGCCGAGGACGACAGGCTGCGGCTGCGCGCCTACGACACGTACGAAGAGATGTACGGCAACGAGGCCACGCTCTTCGAGAAGGTCATGAGCGTCGACAGCGAGAACGCGCTGTTTCGCCGGCTGGTTCCTGTGGCCCGCTCCATCGTCGAGGGCACGAACCGGTACCTGGCCAGGGATCTGGAGTGGGTGGCTATCCAGACTGCCCCCGGTACCGGGACAGAGGCCGGGCAGGGGACGCCGGAGGCGGGCGGCGAGGGAGCCGCGCTGTTCATGCAGACGTGGAAGGCGCTCCAGGACCGCGAGGAGTTCGGCGCCAAGTTCCTGAGCCTGAAGCGCTGGATGCTGATCCGGGGCGACGCCATCCTGCACGTGACGGCCGATCCATCCAAGCCCGAGGGCCAGCGGCTATCCATTAGCGAGCTGACGCCTTCAACGTACTTCCCGATTGCGGACCCTACCAACGCGGAGCGCGTGACCGGTTGCTACATCGTCAACGTCATCAAGAACGACGAAGACGAAGACATCGTGGCGCGCTTGGAGTATCAGCGCGTCCTGACGCCGGAGAGGGCGGCCGAGCTCCAGGGCGCCACAGTGGGTGGGATCTACACGCGCCTCACGTTCTGGGAGAAGGACAAGTGGGACGCCCGCAACATGATCGAGGCGGACCTGGCGGAAGTCCCCGCCCCGGCGCGGTTCGCTGGTCCGGCCTTCGTAACGCTGCTTTCGGGCCAGATGCTACCGACGGATATCCAGGCCATCCCGGTCTACCACTTCCGCAACAAGCGGATGGGCGGGAAGCTGTTCGGACTGTCGGAACTGCAGGGCCTGGAGACGCTGCTGGTCGGCGTCAACCAGACGGTCACCGACGAGGAGCTCGCAGTCGCCCTGCAGGGCCTCGGGTTCTACTGGACAGACTCCGGGAACGTCAAAGATGCCAACGGAAACGACGCTGACTGGGTCATCGCGCCTGCCACCGTGGCACAGGTCGAGGAAGGAAAGCAGTTCGGCCGGGTGCAGGGCATCAACACGGTCAACCCGTCCCAGGAGCACATCAACCTCCTCAAGCGCGAGATGCAGGAGACGTCCGGAACGCCTCGCATCGCCATGGGGGGCATGGACGCGGCGAACCCGGCCTCGGGCGTAGCGCTCTCCATCGAGATGGCCCCCATGGTGGCCAAGAACGAGGAGAAGGAGGAGGAGATTGCCTCCAAGCTCCGCCAACTCTCCTACGACATGGTTACCGGATGGCTCCCTGCCTATGAGGGCGTGGCGGATACGGGCGTCCGGCTGGAGCCGGTGTTCTCCGACCCGATCCCGGTCAACCGAGAAGCGGTGATGAAGGAGATCATCGACCTGGTGACGGCCAAGATCATATCCACAACGTACGCTCGGGTTCTCATCAAGGAGCGCCTCGGATTCCAGGTGCCCGATGGGGAAGAGACTGCGCTGGCGGCGGAAGCCCAGGCGGCGATGGACTTGCAGGGTTCGCGTATGGATTCCGAGCTGGGTGCAGGACCGGAGGCGTTGTGACGGGTAGCAGTCTGGCGGGGATCATCACGGCCCTGGCCACCCTGATCACGGCCCTTGGTGGCGTGATCGTGACGTTCAAGATCATGATACCCAACAAGAAGACCAACGAAGAGGCGGCCAGGGTCGGCCAGGAAACGCACGTAATCGTTAATCAACAGCGCACCGACATGGAGAAAGTCGTTTCCGACCAGGCGAATTTCATCCGAGCTCTGAGCCGGGCGTTGAGCGCGCACGGAATCGACATCCCCATCGACCAGAGCAAGCCGGATCCCGAACCAGAGTCATCAGGAGGTTGACGCAGGAATGGCCCAGCCGGAGCCGCAGGAGGTGCTACAGGCGTATGTCCGCATTCAGAAGGCGGCCGACGCCGAGATCCTCCGCGCGCTCCGGGATGCCTACAGGGATGTCAATCGTCGTCTGGGGCAGATGTCGCGCGCCGGGGCGGGAGACCTAGAACGCAGTCGGGCTCTGGCCATCAAGAAGGCCATCCTGGACGCTCAGGCGGAGCTGTTCGAGCGTACCGGCAAGGTCGTGGAACGACGCCGGGTGGAGGCAGCTGCACGGGCTATCCAGGTGGCCGGCCGATACGACGAGGCAGCCTTCGCGGCTGTGGGGCGGGAACGGGACGCCCGAGCGGTAGCGGAGGGCCTCGAGGCCACCGAGGCGCGTGCCATAGATGCGGTTGAGGCGCGGCTGAGCGGAGCTAGCCGGCAACCGCTGAGCGAGCGCGTGTACCGGGCACAGGCCTGGAGTAGCGGAGTACTGGAACGGCGTGTCAACTCCGCCCTAGCACGCGGACTGAACGCGCAGGAGTTCGCGCGAGAGGTCCGGGATCTGGTTAACCCCAATACTCCGGGTGGGCCACGGTACGCAGCGCTCCGGTTAGCGCGTACGGAGATCAACAACGCCTACCATGCCATGGCCGTAGCGGCAGCGCAGGCCAAGCCGTGGATTACTAAGGTAGAGTGGCACACTAGCAAATCCCATGCGCGTAGGGACATCTGCGACGAGCTCAACGGCCGGATGTTTGCGCCGACGGAGGTACCGCTCAAGCCGCACCCGCAGTGCCTGTGCTACATAACGTCGGTCATCGACGAAGACGACGACGCGTTCCTGGACGCCTTGGTAGACGGGGACTTCGACGAGTTCATCGACAAGTTCGCTGAGCGCCAGGGCATAGACCTAACGCCGGAGTCTGCCATTAGCGGTGCTGCGGCGCCCATTCTGGCCACGCCTACCGAGATAGCACCCGCACTCCCTGAGGTGACCCAGTCTCCGGCGCTGTCTGGCGCGGCAGCCCTGGACAGCGTGCGGACCGGTTTGATTCGGCGCGGTAGCCTAACTCCTAAGCAGCGCAAAGCCTGGAGAGAATACGAGTCGTCATTCTTCGTATTCATCAACAACTACCTACGACGCGGCCGTAAAGACGTAGACGGCAAGCAAGACGCGCGTACGGACGGGATCATCGCGCAGATGGATCCTACGTTCCAGCCGCTAGGCCAAGACGTAGACGTGTTCCGGGGCATATTCCGCGCTCGCCGGCTGTTCGGCGGATCTCTGGACGGAGACCTGGGCGGATTCGAATGGACGGAAGATGGATATAGCTCGACTTCCGTGGATGAACAGATGAGTCGGGAGTTTGCGCTATCTGCGGATAGCGCAGATGATGAACGGATAGTCATGCGAACCCGCGTTAGCAGAGGAATTGGGGCGTCTGCTGTTTCTGACACCAGGGCAAAGGGAGGCCAGGGAGAGATAGCCTTGCAGCGCGGGGTGCAGTGGAAGATCATTAGAGACCTGGGAACCGACCCAACGGGGGTTCGGTACCTGGAGGCCGAGGTGACCCTGCCGTGAAGCCAAGAGAACGGGCACGCCAGCGGATGGACGGGGCGTACGAAGTGCCCCCGAAGAAGGTCCGGAAGCCGAGGGTACGCAAGCCAATCCCAGCCTGGCAGCCTAATTTGCGGATCGTACCGGACGCATCCGCTACCCTTGCGCCTACGCGTAAGGTATAACTGAGAGGTACCACCATGACCCAGCCCGAACCGAGCGCACTGAGTGGCGCTCCAGGCCAGCCCGGACCGAGTGCCGGCACGGCCGGCGACGGCACCGCAGTAGCACCACCGCCGGAGGGTGGCCAGAGCGCCACACCGCCTGCGGAGCCGGTACAGCCCGCGACGGTGAGCGCGGCAGAGTTCGAACGGCTCCGCGTGCAACTCTCGGCTGCCGACAAGAAGCGCGAAGAGGCTCAGCGTGAGCTGCAGGCCATCCGCGACAAGGATCTCCCGGAAATCGATCGGCTGCAGCGAGACACGGCAGCCCTTACGGAGACCAACCAGCGGCTGACCAACCAGCTCAAGGAGCAGGCGGTTGAGCTGGCGTTCCTGCGGGACAACAAGGTCCGCTGGAAGGACAGCGCTGCCGCGCTCAAGCTTCTGGACCGGACGCAGGTCCAGATCTCGGATGACGGGACCGTCGACGGGATCAAGCTGGCGTCCGAGAAGTTGGCGAAGCAGTACCCATGGATGGTCGACGACGCCAAGCCAGACGGAGCCCCAACGGCTACGCCTCCGGCCGGCGGAGCGCCACCCATGAACGGCAAGTCGGGCAGTACCGACGGCGGCAACACCAAGGGAATGGTCAGCCGTCTTCCTGCTCTCGGTAGCCGTCGCAGGCCTAGTCAGTAACTCCTCGCGCCCGGAGGGCGGATCACGGGGACTGAACCTCCGAGGGAGGGTTGCAAGTTGGCACGCTTTGACAAGTACGAGCCCCGGGCTGGGGGATTCCGTGCGGTCCTGAACGCTGCGATCGCCGCTGTCGACGTCGGCAAGATTTACGCCGTCGCCATCAACGGCTCCAACCGCGTGATTCGGACGGGTATCAGCGCTACCGCTGACATCGCCGGTGTGATCTGCGCGGTCCGTCCGATGAACGCCGGTGACGTCATCGACGTCATGACCCACGGCGAGATCGTGGAGGCGCTCGAGACCGCCGGTACCGCGTTCGCGGACGGGGCGAAGGTGTACGGCCACACGGACGGCACCATCGACGACACCGCCACCACCTCCAAGTACCTGGGACAGGTCGTGGAGGCCACGGGTTCGGTGACCAACGGCAAGCGCCTGGTGATCCGCGTGGCCCTCGGGCCTGCGGCAGGCCTGACGGCGTAAGGGAGGGTAGACCATGGCACAGGGTTACAACGCCTCCGGGGATATCCTCACCAGGACCCGTGATGGCCAGGATCTCAACGCGATCTGGACCTCGTACCAGCAGAGCCTGGCGGAGTTCAACGCGGCCCGGCAGCCGCTCATCAACCTGCTGAGCTTCACCACGACGTCCGTCATCGAGGACATCGTCCAGCCCGGCACGGAGCGCTTCGAGAAGGCGTCCGAGTTCGGCATCCCCAAGTCCCTGCGACCGGCTCTCACGCCGACCGCGCGGGCTTACCCGTTCGAGTGGTTCGACGCCCGGCACGCGTACACCTTCCAGTTCCTGGCGGGCGGCCCAGGTCACAGCACCGGTGCCACCCAGCGCCAGCTGGACGCCATCATGGACATGATGCTGGAGGCCGACAACGCGCTCCAGTTCGAGATGGTCATGAAGGCGCTCTTCAACAACGCCAACCGGACCACGCTCATCGACGGCACCTCGTACACGGTGACGGCGCTGTACAACGCCGACTCCATGTACATCCCGCCGTACCGGGGCAACACGTTCAACCCGGCGACCCACACGCACTACACGTTCTCCGGCCAGGCTTCGCAGACGGCGTTCGACCCGCAGGACCACCTGGACCTGGCGGCGCTGGTCGAGGAGCACGGCTACAACCGGGCCAACGGTTACAACATCGTGTTCCTCATGAACCCCATCGACGCCAACGCCGGCATCGTGGGCTTCCAGCGGGGCGTTGCGAAGGACTACGGCGCGGCGGTGGACCCCGTGTCGCTGTACGACTTCATCCCGTCCGCCGGGGCGAACATGGCCATGATGCTGCCGCCGGGCTTCACGCTGGTGGGCGGGCTTCCGGGCAACTCGTTCGCCGGCATGGACGTCGCCGGCTCGTGGGGGCCGTACCTGGTGGTCACAGACCGCCAGATCCCCGCCGGTTACATGGTGGCGTTCGCGGTCCGGGGCAACGACACCCAGACCAACGTCATCGGCATCCGGGAGCACGAGAACCAGGGTCTCCGGGGCCTGGTCCTCCTGCCGGGCAACCGGCAGTCCTACCCGCTCATCGACTCGTACTTCGTGCGGGGCATGGGCACCGCCGTCGGACCGCGCGGCGCGGCTGCGATCATGCAGCTGCACGCTTCCGCGTACTCCGTTCCCGCTGCGTTCGCCTGGTAAGGGAGGGGAAACAATGAGCCGTTACGTGGACCCGAACAAGCCGCTGTCCGATTCGGACCGCGCATACCTTCTGGCGCGCGGGTACGACGAGCAGGTCGCCACGATGGACGCGCGGGCGGAATCCGCCGAGCGTGGCGAACTGGAGGTCGAGACCGAGCTGGTCGTCGACGACGATCTGGTGCCGTACGAAGAGATGCTTCTCCCCGCGCTTCAGGAGGAGTGCCGGCAGCGAGAGCTTCCCGTCGGCGGTACCAAGCCGCAGCTCATCAAGCGGCTGGAAGAGAACGACGCGCTGCGCGAGCAGCAGTCGTAGTCAGCAGACCGGCGAAGCCGCCAGACCGTTCCCCCGTGCGGCTGGCGGCTTCGTCTTACACGGGAGGTCTACATGGCCACGGCAACTGAGATAGCGTCTCTGCGCCTCCAAATCGCAGAGCCCGACGAGACTCGCTACACCGATGCCACCCTGAACAGCCGGCTGGATGCGGCGGCAGCCCCGGCCGAGACGCGCATCGCCTGGGAGATTTGGACTGAGAAGGCCGCGTACTACACCTCCCTGGTCGACATTGCGGAGGGCGGGTCCTCGCGGTCTAACGGGGCGTTGCAGGACAAGGCGCTCAAGATGGTGGCCATGTTCAAGCAGCGGCTGGACGACTCTGCAACGGAGCCCACAGTCATCACTGGCACTCGGCTCCACCGGCTACGGCGGTAACCCATGGCGCCGTTGCCTTTCATCTCGGAGCCGTTCACATACCCTGGCGGTGGGATTGCGGCCGGTGTACCGGTAACGGTGCTATACGGCGGAACTGAAGTCCTGGCCTCGATCTACTACGACAGCGTGGGCGCCCGTAAGGTCAACCCGCTGCGTACCTCCGACGACGGCAAGGTGGACTTCTACGCTGAGCCAGGCGACTACATTCTCCGCGCTAACGGCGTTGATACGCCGGTCACCGTAACTGGGTTACCTACTGGAGATGCGGCTTATAGCCACGATCTGAGCGTGGGCGGATCGGGTGGGCCCGGCACGGGAACGGCCAGGATTTACAACGATACCGGCCGAGACCAAGCAGTGGTGTCGATCCGGGTGACTGCGCTGGATGTGGGCTCGGGCGGTTTGACCGTGGACGTCAACATCGACGGTGTCTCCATCTTCGCTTCGCCGGCCGAACGGCCTACGCTGCCGGTAGCCTTGGGCACGGGAACCACCGTAGTCTGGGTGGATCCGGTGCCGTTCCTGGACGGCAGCTACCTGTCGGTCGATGTGGATACCGGTACGTTCGCCCACCTTGTGGTGCAAGTCTTCGTCCGGTAAGGAGGAGTAGTGAGCGAGTTCCAGATTCTTACCGTGCGTAAGCTGGCCGACAAGGAAGGCCAGGAGCGCGTGCGGAAGTTCGATCCCGAGACGGGCCAGCCGAAGCTGGTCAACCCGGCCACGCCGGGCGACGATCACGAGGCCTGGCCGTTGCTGGGGGTCACGGTGGAAGGCGACCCGCCAGAGCGCACGACTGCCGGCCTGTCATGGGTGAATGCAGCGGTCTCTGAGGGCTGGCTGAAGCGGGTCAACGAATCCGCTGTTGTCCGCCCCGGCGGCACCCAGGAGCAGCCGTGGTCTACCGCGCACACCTTCATCCATGCCGATATGCTGGTGATCAACGATCACCAGCGGGGGCCGGTGGCCTACAAGGTCACCCAGCAGCCCGATAAGTACGACGCGGCCGGGGAGCCCGTCAAGGAGTGGACTGCCCGCGAGACGGACGTCCGCTGGTTCTACGAGCTGGAGCTAGTACCGCCAGCGATGAACCAGGTGGTCGTCGGAGGCAAGGAGGGGCGTCGTGGGTGACCTGGCCTTCAACATCACCAAGGGGCGCGTCGGCGAATTCGTCGTCCGGATCAACGCCAATGACCCCACCAACTCCGTGTTGGTCTGGTCGCTGTGGAACATCACGCAGTCCGATGCGGTCCAGCGCGACCTGGACGACATCGCGGCCATCGAGGCGTCCGGTTCCAACGCGGAACTGACTTCCGGTACGAACGCCAACTACGTTCGGAAGGTTCTCAGCGACGCGTCGGGCATTACGCGGACGGTTGACGATACCAACGACTGGGTGGACATCGACTGCCCGGACCAGACCTGGACCGCCCTGGGGGCGGGAACGGCCATCAACCACGCGTTGAACGCGTACGACTCGGACTCCACCGGTGGCGCGGACTCCGCTCAGCTTCCCGTTTCGCAGCACGCGGTCGCCATCACGCCGGACGGATCCGACGTGACGCTGGTCATCGCAACCGGCGGTTTTTACCGAAGCAGCTGACCCGTGGCAGTCAACATCGGGGCCTCGGTTGATCTGGCGGAGGGTACGGGCACGCGCGCTATGCCCGCCCTTACGACGGCCACAACTGACGTCATCGTTTTCTCAGTTATTGCTGAGGATGCGGTTGTCACGAATGTGACGCCGAGCAGCTCTCCCACGTTGACTTGGACAAAGCGGCCGGACGTGGGTTCGGCCAGCCACACCCGGAACCAGATCTGGACCTCCTCAGCGGTTGGCGTGACATCTGTTACCGTGACGGCCACGCCATCCGTAGGCGGGCGGAACTACCGATGCCGTGCTACCGCAGCCGGGAACGTTACCGGGTACGGCGGCACGGCTACCTCGGGGACGGCGCAGACGGCCAGCCTGGCTCGGTCCGGGACCAACAGCGCCGTGTTCATGAATGTCGGGGACTGGAACACGGGTGCAGTAGGGTCGCCGGCCTGGACCCCAGGCGGCTCCACAGTTGCTAGCCAACAGGGTTCCGCAGCCACATACATACTTGGACTATGGTCCAACAGCGGATCCAGCGGCACGGCCAGCACGGGTATATCCAGCCCCTCGTACACGACGCCTGCGTTTGCGGCGCTGGAGGTACTTGGAGCCGGTGGCCTGACAGGCAACGTTGGACGCGTCACCGTAACGGAGACCGCGCGGACCATCACCGCTGCCAAGACGGTAGCCGTAGGTCGCGTGACGGTAGTGGAGTCCGCCCGTACCGTAGCCCGAACGAAGAGCGTTGCCGTAGGAAGAGTCTCGGAGACTTCGTCCGCTAGGCCGGCATCTCGGCAGAAGGCTGCCTCGACGGCTCGCGTCACGGTTACGGAGGCGGCTCGGACCGTAGGACGCACGAAGACCTATCCGGCGATCGGGCGCGTGACCTCCACAGAGTCCGCGCGAACCCTGGGACGACTCAAGACTGTGCCGCTGGGGCGGGTCACCGAGACGGCTCTGGCACAGGTGATCCTGAAGGGCGGAACCTCCGCGCCAGCGAACCGTGTGACGGTTACGGAGACCGCTCGGTCGCTTGCGTCTGCTAAGGCCATTACGTTGGGGCGGGTCACCGTCACAGAGTTGGCTCGTGCCGCAGGGAGGGCCAAGGCAGCCGCCCTAGCTCGCACCGTAACGACCGAAACTGCCCGGACCCTTACCCGTGCCAAGGCTCGCACCTTGGTTCGCGTATCTTCGGTAGAGACCGCCCGAGCCGCCACCGCATTCAAACGGCAGGCCTCCGGACGCGTCATGGAGATGGCATCCGCCCGTACGCTAACCGTTCAAGGGCCGCAACCGCCAAGCGGGGCTGGCCAGGTCTGGGGCGTCGATATGGGGCTGAGGTAGCCATGCCAGTGATCCCTCCGGTGCCGGTGGGTCCCAGCAGCGCTGAACTCGCCGTCAATCGGTTAAACACCAATGCTTTCATCGCAGGAAACCCGGCTGCGGTAACGCTGATACCACGCGTCATGCACCGCTCGGGGTCTGGCTCGCGCTGGGAGGAAAAGGACCCCCGTCCGCTGCAGATTGGGCGGTTGGTCGACCAGACCGCCGTTCGAGGCGCCACATCCAGAGAGCGCGGGGAAGATACGCACCAGACGAAGCACGAGTTCCAGCTGCTGCTCCCTTGGGACGCTGAGGTGGAGCTGAACGACTTCTGGTTGGACGCGGACGGTGTGCGGTACGAGGTATCCGGCATACTTCCCTACAACGGATACGAGCGCAGAGCGGCGGTGACACGTTTTGGCCAGGAGAGGCAGCCGATCCCTTAGCTGGAACACGGCCAGCGTGGCCGGTCTGCTGCGGGAGGTTGAACAGCTGGATCCGCGCGTGGACGCTGCGGCCGGCGTCGTGATCGAGCGCCAGAAGGATATGGCTGTCGCGTACATGAAGGCCAACGCGCCTTGGACGGACCGTACTGGCAACGCTCGCGGCGGCCTGGACGGCATCGTGTTCAAGCGCTCTGGATCCTGGGTCATGAACCTGTTCGGCCGGGCCAACTACCAGATCTGGTTGGAAGTCAAGAACGGCGGTAAGTTCGCAATCATCACGCCGACTATCCCGATTTGGGGACCGCGTGTTATGGCCAACCTGACCGGGTTGATGGATCGACTTCGGGCGAGAGGCCGGCTGTGAGCGCGCGTGACTTCGTATGGGAGCTACTGGGCGACGACCCGTTGCTGAACCAGATGGGGCTGACCCGTGACAACCTGTTCACCAACTGGTCCGGGGACTCACCAGCTGCGCATTACACGAACTGGATAGCGCTCCGCTGGGGTGTTGCTGAGAGCCCGCCGGGGCGGGACGCCCTTGTGCGTCCGGTTCCGTTGGGTGTGTGGTGCTACGACCGAGAGCCGCATTACGGCAACATTACTCAGCGGCTCTGGCGGGTGCGGGATATCTTGCTGGCTGTTGCGGGGGCTCGGATCCCCGGAGGCGGTACGCTCGTTCAGGCTGACTGGGCGGGGAGCAGCGAGGACCTGCACGACGAAACGATGCAGGCGGTACTCCGCTCAGAGACCTACAGAATCGTCACTGACGCCATCTAGGAGGTGAGAAAATGGCAAGGGCTACCAAGGAGCAGTTCGATGCTGATGTCAGCGCGGAGGAGCAGGATGCGGAGAGGCAGGCTCAGGACGCCGGTCTGACCGACAGCAAGAAGGTCGTGCGTTGGTACGGGCAGCCGGGGGTTGACTATCGGGAGATCTCGATCGTGGACTGGAAGCAGGCCGGCGTCGACCTGGAGAAAGGTCCGGACGGAAACGACCGCGCGGGCGACGGCCCGACCCCGCTGGGCGGAGGTCCGGTTCAGACTGTGCGCTGGGACGACGCCAACGACCGTGTTGTTCCGCTGTCGTTCCTGGAGGCTTTCCTCACCGAGGACCAGATCAAGTCGTACATCGTCCGGGACTCCCGGTTCAAGATCGAGGACAAGTGAACCACGACGTCAGGTGTAGCAAGCTCTACGGGCGGCTGGTTCCTAACCCAGCCGTACCGGGAACACAGGTCCTGGAGATCAAGTGCGACTCCCGGATCTGCAAGGGCTGGACTCCTGGCGCGGTTGTCCTCCACTACTTCAGCCTGGTCGATGGCCAGCTGTTGGAAACGAAGCGATTCCGGAATCCTCCGGCGTTGCTCGAGATGGGAAATGAGGTGAAAAGCCAATGACTCAGCCAATCTCTCTCCCCTATGGTATGAGGGATCTGAAGGTCCGTCCGTTCACGGACAACACCTACACCGCATACGGTACCACGGTCGACCTTCCGAACATCCGGTCCCTTAGCTGGAGCGAGGTCGCCGAGAGCAACACGCTCCGGGGAGACGACGAAGAGATCGCATCCCACGAATCCGCCCCGGCGGTGGAGTGGGAGACCGAGAGCGGTGGTCTGCCGTTCGAGGCGGTCAAGATCATGTACGGCGGGACCATCGCGGAGACGGGCGTCGCCCCGAACCGGGTCAAGACGTACTACAAGACCACGCAGGACCAGCGGCCGTACTTCTACATCGAAGGCCAGTCCATCTCGGACTCCGGCGGCGATCTGCACCCGGTTATCTACCGCGCCAAGGCAACCGGTGACCTGACGGGCACTTTCTCGGATCAGGAGTTCTTCCTGACCGGGGCGTCCGGTCGTGGCATCGGCTCCAAGGTGGTCGCGACCCTCAACCGCGTCTGGGCATTCGTCCAGAACGAGACCGTTACCCCGGTGGCCTGATATGGCAGCGTTGACGAACATCAACCCTCCGGCAATGGTTCCGGTGGCCAACCCGCTGACCAACACGTGTACGGCTGGTCCCGACACGATCCCGCTGCAGTTCGGCGGGAAGTACCAGCTGCGCTTCGTGAACACCGGCGCGTTGGTTACGGTGACGCTAGATGACCCGGTGAGCCAGAACCCTGGCAGCGCCACCGCCTTCAACCCGGACGTCCCGATCTCCGTGGCAGCGACCACCGGGGTGCGGACGGTGACGATCAGTGCGGATCGGTTCCGGGATCCGGTTACCGGCAACATGACGCTGACGTACTCCATCAGTCCGACCATGACCGTGGAAGTTCACGGACCCCTGTAGACCCAACACGATCAGGAGCCCCAAGGAGGCCGATCATGGGAAAGAATGGCAAGAAGTACGGACTGGGCAAGCGCGGCGGCGAAGAGTTCGAGCACAAGCTGCCGTCCGGAGAAGAGTGCCTCATGCGCGCCATCTCCATCGAGGACATGCTGGAGATGGGGATCACGGACAGGATTGACTCCCTGTCTGCCATCGTCCAGGTCGAGCATATCGATCGGGTGGCGGGGAAGAGCAGTCCGGGGACGGACCACGCGGTGGCCACGCTGGCGGCGTTGAACCCCTCGACCGCAGAGGGGCGGGCAGCGCTTCTGAGCCTGCTGAAGGACAAGGAGCGTTGGACCAACCTCCTGGACTTCGTTGACAAGGTGGTTCTGAAGGCCGTGGTGGAGCCGTCCGTATACGACGGCCGCTCGGGAGATCAGGTGCCGCACCACGTCCTGGAGAACGGCGTCGACGTTCACGCCGTGGACCTACAGGACAAGTTGTCCATCATGAACGCGGCCATGACCAGACTCCAGGGCGGGGTGGTGGCGGCGGAGCCGTTTCGTGAGGGACGCGAAGACGATGTGGCGGACGTACCGGATGTCGAAGGACTTCGCTACGAGGCCGAGCGTCCTACTAGGGGTGACAGCCCGTCCGGCGGCTGAGTTCCTGGACCGGGCGGTATGGATCTTCGGTTCTACGATGGAGGCAGACATTGATGAAGCAGTCAATGCCCCTCACCGCAAGACCGATAGCAGCAAGAAGCTGGCAAAGATGGTACGGATGAATGCCTGGCTAGGCTTGAACGCGTACCGGAAGCCGTAGGGGAGGAGGCGAAGTGTCATACAACCTGGGAACGGCGCAGGGCAATATCCGCATCGAGTACGACTCGCGCGGTGTTGCTAGGGCTCGCGACGACCTGGGACGCTTCGTCTCTCTGTCCAACCTGTTCGGCGACGACGTGGACCGGGACACGGACCGTGCCTCTAGGTCCTGGCTGAAGTTCGGATCTACGCTGGCGAAGTCCATCGCCATCATCCTGGCTGCCGGTGCAGCCGCAAACGTCTTGAACGGCGCCATACTAGGCGTGGTAGCCGTGGCACAGTCCTTTGTGCCGATCATAACGGCAAGCCTAGCAACACTTCCAGGCATTCTCCTGGCCGCTGCCGGCGCGGCAGTCGTCCTAAAGCTGGCCATGTCAGGCGTAGGCGATGCTATCAAAGCCGCCTTTGCTCAGGATGCCTCCAAGTTCCAAGAGGCCATCAAGAAGCTGGCCCCGGAAGCGCAGGCTGCTGCCAAGGCTCTCTACGCCGTTGGTACCGCTGTTAAGCCGCTCCAGCAGGCAGTCCAGAACGCTTTCTTCGCGGCCACTGCGCCTCTGGTCAGCGCGCTGATACCTGCCATCAAGTCCCTGACACCCATGCTGACCCAGGTTGCCACCGGTTTCAACGGGATCCTGAAGCAGATCCTCGGGTTCGCTAGTAGCCCGGCCTTCATCGACGCAGTTGGCAAGGCACTGGCTGGGGTCTCTGAGTTCCTGACTCTCCTGGCGCCCGGATTCACGCCGCTGCTGAACGGGTTCTCGCAACTGGCCGGCCAGGCAGGCAAGTTCTTCGCTAGCTTCGGAGACCGTGCTGCGCAGGCTATGGCTACCTTCGGGGAGTTCCTGGGGCAGCTGGACCTGAACGCCATGTGGGACACCGCCGGGGCGGCAATAAAGAACCTGGGGGCTCTGTTTGCCGGCCTGGGTGACATCATCGGCGCCGTGGTCCGGGCGTTCAGCGGAGCCGGTCAGGGCATGGACGACCTGTCGAGTTCGGCCGCCCCGCTAGCGAACGGTCTGGGATCGGTAGTCTCCAAGCTGGCGGAGTTCTTCAACTCCGCCCAGGGTTCTGAGATCCTGAACGCACTGGCTATGGCTATTCAGGGCGTCGCTGAGGCGGGCGGAGACGTTCTCCTGTCTCTGCTGCAGAACCTGACACCGATCTTCTCTGAGTTGGGGCCGCTGGTCCAGAGCCTCGCTCGCGCGATCGGACCGGTGCTAGGTGCTGCGTTCTCGGCCCTGAGTCCAATGCTAACGGCCGTAGCCAACGCGCTCCGCACTAGCCTTGGCCCTACGCTCCCGCGCATCGTAGAGGCGTTTACACAGCTTGCACCGGTCATCGGGCAAATCGCTGCCATATTCGGAGGCGTCCTCGGATCCGCGTTGACCACGCTGGTTCCGGTCATCGGCCGGCTGGCGACCATCTTGTCAACGGTGCTCCTGGCCGCCCTCACGGCTCTGCTGCCGTTCATCGAGGAGTGGGGCCAGGCATTTGAAGAGGTTGCGGCACAAGTGCTTCCGCAGCTGCTGCCGCTCCTGGATCAGCTTGGACCACTGCTTGTTCAGTTGGTACCGCTGTTCGTGATGATGTCGCAGATCCTGTTGACGCTACTGGTTCCGGCCATGCGACTGGTCGGGCCCATCTTCTCTGTCTGGATCACGTATCTGAATGGCGTCATCTCGGTCCTATCTGTAGTCATTGGTTGGATCGGTAGCCTGGGCGAAATTGTCAGCGGTGTATGGGGCGCTATCTCTAGCGCTACCTCCGGGACTTGGGCCACATTCCAGGCCACCATATCCAACGCGGTCAATACGGCTAGGAACGCGGTAGCGTCTGCAATCGGCGGGATCAGGAGCACGATCGCTACGCTATCTGGGATTGCAAGCCAGATTGGTGGATACTTCCGAGCAGCGGTCTCCGCTGTCCAGGGCGCCATTAGTTCGCTGCTGGGCGTGGTTCGGGGCGTCCCTGGCCAGATCCAGGGCGCCTTGGGCAACCTAGGCGGTCTCCTGACGGGCGCGGGGGCGGCACTGATCCAGGGCCTGATCAACGGCATCAGGAACATGGCAGGGGCGGCTGTCTCGGCGGCTCGAAGCATCGCCCAGTCAGCTGCCGCAGCGGTCCGAGGGGCCTTGGGTATCTCCTCCCCGTCCAAGGTCGGCATCCGGCTGGGCGAGTTCTTCAGCCAGGGCCTGGCCAAGGGCATTCTGTCCGCTGCCAACTTGGTGGATAGGGCTGCCGCAGAATTGGCCGGAAAGATCCCTGGGGCCTTGTCCACGAACGTAACTGCAACTGTTCTCGGCGGTCAGGCCTCCGTGGGCGTGGGCACCGGGGCGCTGGGATCCGTAGAGGCGCCTCCGGCTGTGCCTTCGGTCGTAGTCACCCAGAACATCACAACCTTGCCGCACCAAAGCGCTGAAGAGATCGGAGCCGCCGCCATCCGGAGGCTGGACCTCGGTGTTGCGACTGGTACATCTAGCCTGGTTCCTGGAGTTGCCTGATGCCTACCATCTTCCGGGACAAGGTGATCCTCAACGACGTCACCTTCAATGACGCGCTCAGCCTGCCTACCGGGGCGGGCGACTTCGCCATCGATGTGATGTCCGGCTGGAGTGAAACTCCGGAGCTCGATGCTCAGTTCGCGCCCAAGGGCATAGTTGACGGCGTCGTGCCGCCGGAGAACTTCCCGTACGGTGGGCGGATCATCCTCCTGGGCGGGTACGTCACAGCTGTGTCGCGGCTCCGCCTGGAAGAGCTCTGGGACGTGATCGTCAGGGACGCGCTCCCGCGTGGCCTTCCGCTACGTCTCGAACGACACGAGGCCGTGCCGAAGTACGTTACCGCCTACCTCTCCGGGCCTCGGGAGCCGGCATGGTTCGGCAACTCGTACGCAGGTCCGACCGGATTCCGTTGGGGTGCAACGATCCTGTGTACGGACCCGATGAAGTATGGTCTGACTCCACAGATTCTGTCTGCCGGGGTGGCTGGTTTCGCGTCCGGCGGGCGGACGTACCCGCGTACATACCCGTTGGAGTATGACACCACCCTCGACGGAGAAGGCGAAAAGGTCACCGTTACCAATAACGGAACGGGGTCCAGCAAGAACCTGGTGCTGGACATTACCGGACCGTTGGTGAAGGGTGCATGGAGAGTCACCAATGAAACCACAAACGAACTTCTCAAGTTTGATGTGGGGCTATCTGCAGGTGACCATCTGATCATCAACTTCCTCAACGAGACGGCTTTGCTCAACGGGTTCCCTGTCTCCGCTAGCATCGTAGGAGACTTCTGGGACCTGGACCCAGGCCCCAACGTTATCAAGTTGTTCGCAGACTACGATCCAGCCGCTGGGTTCACCGCAACCGCATACCCAGCTTGGGAATGAGGTGAGCTATGGGCCTGCAAGCCGTACCCGGGTACATCGCTAGTCCGGGATTCCAGCACCCCGCCACGCTCGACCGAAACCTGGTCGAGCACGTATTTGGCGGCCGACAGGGTGCCGTCCGGTCTGGGCAGTTCGTTGTGACGCCAGGGGTTGGTACCCGGGCCATTCAGGTCAGCCCCGGCGGGTTCCACGTTCTGGGGACCGAGAACGCGCAGCAGGGTGGGTACTTCGCGTGGAGTGATACGGCGGATACCTTTCTGCTGGCCGCAGGCGTTGGAAACCCTCGGATTGACACCCTTCTGTTGCGCATCCATGACGATCAGTATGGGTCTATCCCTGGAACTCCTGGCGCGTACTTCGATGTGGTGCAGGGCGTGTCTGCGGCTTCGCCTACGTCGCGTGCGGACTCCGATTTCAACGTGGGTGGATCATTCTACATCCCAGGGGCCTGGGCGCGGATCGCCGACGCGCGGGTGAACGTCGGTGACGTCTCGATCCCCGGCGGGCAGATCACCAGCCGCCGAGGATTCGTGCGACAGGCCGGCTGGACTCTGTGTAGCTCCACCGACAGGCCGGCTGATCCGGTACTGGGAGACCGGATCTACGAGACGGACACTGGTTTCCAGCGGCACTGGAACGGTTCGGCCTGGATGCAGTCGGCGCCCTGGGTGGCATCGAACACCCTAGGCTCTACGACGGCCAGCGTGACGTTCTCCAGCATCCCGACCACGCTGAAGACGGTGCGCCTGACGGTTACGGCTCGGCATGACAACGCCAGCGTCTATCAGGACCTCCTGATCCGCATCGGCGGAGACACCGGTGCCAACTACCGGCACGCGGGCAACTTCATGCAGGACACCACGCTGTGCGGCAC